CTATGCGCCTGTCCGAGGCGAGGATGCAACGCAATCGGCATCGCCGACCGGGTCTGCCGCCTCATTCTCATAGGGCTGCTCGTCAGCGGCCGCCAGCGCTAGCGTGCCGGCGTTCAGCGCAGCCTCATAGCTGCCGACGTAGCACTCAGCCACCATTTCGGTGATCACTCGCTCGCCATCGACATGCAGCACCACCCAGCGGAAGTGGCCAGGGTCGTCCGATAGCACTTGCAGCGCATGCGACGTCATGATGTCTTCCTCAGGTAATCACGCACCGCTGCCGCTGAGTTGCCGACCGCGGCAACGGCTTTGCGCAGCTGGTCTTCGGTGCAGCCCAAAGACCTCGTCCAGTCGCGGACTTCGTAGTCCTCGGTGAGGCTGATCTCTTTTCGGTCTTGGCCGGTGGCTTTCTTGTCGTCGCTCATGGTGTGGATCTCCGTGGAAGAAATGCCACGCTACCCCTAGGCATCAACGAGTGCTGTAAGCCGGCTTCCCGCGATGGCCGCTATCTCCGAAGTGCCTCATCAACCGATAGGCAGCGCGGGCAATCACCGTGTTGCTAGCCCTGTTCGACTCTCCTAAGATCTGTCTATGAGCAACCCGTTTTCCGCCGGCGAGCTGGCGGGCGCACTTGATGATCTTGGCTCTGCAGCTGGTGATCATCCAGTGCATCGACGCTCAGTGGAACCGTTGGTGCTTGACGCCATTGCCCTACTCAACAAAAAGTTCGGCCTTGGCAACCGCCACGCTGTTTTTGTGGCGGATTTGTTTTCCGCAGCGATCGAGGACGAAGCAGCAGGTGCTTTAAATGCGGCGTTTCTGAGTCAAATGGCTCAGAGGCTTCGGGGAATTGACCTCCCAGCTGGCAAGCCTTCTTTCTATCGAATTTCCGGACAGGACCCCGAGTCCATCCAGCATTCCACGCCCGAACTTCCATTCTGAAAATTTGTATGTGAGCTGGCCACGGCACTCCGTCGTATAGCAATATGTGCGCATGCACCACGATTTTTTGACGCCTGGCGCAAAGCTGGCAAAAGCTTTCGGCCTGTTGGCACGCATCGCGGCCACCGAGCGCTTCCCCTACTGCGCGACCACATCCGAAGAGGTCGATCAGATTCGGGCGTACGTCGCTGCCGGCTTAGTCGTGGCGGAATTTGCGGAGACTGCTTCTTGGCTGCCTGTCGGATGTGCTGCCGTCTCAGCGCTAACGCCGGAGGGCCGCACCGCAGCCAGGTCGATCCCGTTTCGTCGCTGAACAGCGGACTCGAATAGGCCGCGCAGGACGCGAAGAAACGTTTTGAAACGACACTCGCGGTGCGTGGAGTCCTACTGCCAAGCATGGCACCCAACCCGCCCCGCAGACCTCAAGAAGGCAGGCGGTCGCGACCGAGTTGGATGGACACCAAGTTTATGCAGCGTCTCGATGACGACTCCAAAGAAAATTGGCTTGATCGTCGGTTGACGCGATGGGTTGTTGCAGCGATCACGGCATTCATCCTGATCGCTGTTGCCGCTCACATCTTTCATTGGTGGGAGTTTCCCGGGTAGCTGCGGCCGAAGCCTTTAGGCTACTGGGCAACTCGTCCAGAAGGCGCGCTCTGCTCAATTGAAGAATGGTGCTCGGCGCGGCTCTGCTCGGAAGCCACTTGGGAAATAGGCCGATGGTGCTCCGCAAAATAGGCCATTAGTGCCTCATCGCGCGCCCTTTCGAGCTTCTTCGTTTTTTCGGACTCGCTATCGGTCGGGATGCGCTCTCCCACGACGGCGACAGCGCGTCTGTGGTCTTCATCGGCGCGTGCCCAGGCAAGGTAGGCGGGGTGCTGTCGGCTTGGCATAGGCGGCGTTTGTACCTCAACAACCTGACCGGTTGCTGCCTTGACCAGAAGGCGCGTCCTCAGCGCTGCAGGCGCGCAACAGTCCGATGCGGCCACGATACGGAGCAAGCACAACCGCCTGCTCCGAGTTGCTCGCTCACATTCATGCACTGTATATTTGAACAGTGCTTTTTGTTGTTTACCAAACCCGCCATCACGGTCGCCCTCTGGCGCCCGAGCGCATTGCTGCGAGTCCGAGGAAGGGCCTTGTTCGCTTCGGCCAGGGCACGCGTGACCTGTATGCCCGCGGCGTGATGCTGGCGCGGCTGCTCGATCCAGCCGACCGCAAGACCGAGCTGATACCTCCGATCGAACAGGCGCGCGTCCACCGCGTCTTCGACTTCCTGCAGATCATCGGTATCGAGCATTACCGAGCCAGCGCCAAGGCGAAGGTTGACCGATGGGACCAGACGTGGATCTGCTGCCAAGACGAGGCCCAGGGCCACGAACTGATGCTGCGCATGCACCAGCGCATCCGGGAGGGCTATCGGCCCCATCTCACTTGGGTCGACTCCCCGGTGCAACGCCTCCGTCGCGACGAGCGCGCGGAGCGCGAAAACGCCGCCTTCCAGGCGGAGTTCGCAAACGACGACCCGCCCGACATCTTCAAATGACCATCACTGGAGCCTGCAATGCCGTGGATCCCCTTCCCCACCTTGCTGCGCACGCCGGATCTGCCGGAGACCACAGACGTGAGCATCATGGCCACCTCGCCGCCATAGAACAGTTTGTCTCTCGGTCAGCGCGATTCTTCCAGGAAGCGCAAAAATCTCTTTTTTAGCTAGCGTGTGACTGCTCCCGAGCATACTAGCCGGCGCCGTAGATCGATGGTAGGGTTAGCCTTGTTTGATGGCCATCACGCGTACATCTTGACAGGTTCTCCTATGCCCCCACATAGTTGGCTGCACATTGGAGCTTCAACCTTGGGAACATGCAGTTAGACCCCAACATCCCTGATGGATGCCCCTTCCCCGACCAGCCCCGCAACCAAATTACAAGAATATATATGTTGTGCAGCCAAATTGATCCAGATGACGATGGATTTCTAACATTCGCGGAACGCGATGAGCGACATTCTGCGGATCCGCGCGCCTCATGTCTTAGATTTGGTCTGTCAGTATTTCCATCCCTCGAATCCTGCGTTGAGCTGTTCGATAAGTATCCAAACGGCCGACACATTATATCTGCTGATTTTCACCCACATGACGGGGTCATTCAGCACACTGCAACGAAGAATTTTTCACAGCACCACACTTGGTGGCCATATGTGGGAATTGATCGATGCGCCAACTTCTCTTTTGTACCAGAGGATCTATATGTTGACCTGGAAGACTGAAGAATTATCACAATCAATCTTTGATTTTTCGGATGTTAAACCCGAGAAAATTTTTATTGAATTAGATCTGCCAATCTTATTCAGCTTTAACTCAAATGGCGTAGATTTCATCACCTACCTTAGCCACGAAAATTCTAAACAGGATTTTAGGCATTACATTATTGCAGCCACCGATACATCAACCATGGCGGCGCTTGAAAGCGGCGCAATAACGATTAGAGATGCTTTCAGCGGACCATTATTGTGGCATGCGATAACTAACAATAATGGACAGACGAAGCACTCCGCCTTGATTAAGGGTGCATTGAAAGCGGTACCGAAGAACTACCTACCCTCGAAACGGGCAAGGGTGCCGTCAGTAGCACCCACTCATAATGACGACCGAGAACGGTCAATTTCTATTACTTTGATTGAATACGGAGAAATAGCTCGCAAACGGCCGGGGGACGGTGAATTGCCTATGAACCAGTATTCATACGACATTCTTATTGCCGCAACCCCAAACGAAAACGAACTTGATTCGGAAAATTACAGCTTGTTAGCGCTTGCGGCTTAGAATGACTACCGAAATAAATTCAGAAAATTTACCAGTTTTCAATTCCCTACAAAGCGAGTTGCGGGAAATGAACGTAAGCAGCGTCATTGCGGGCAAAACTGTGCATTTCCAGCTTGTTGCAGATGAAATAAGCTATAAAACAACAAGCATACATATCAATAACTATTTTATTTTCCTAGTAACCACGGCGTCCTTGAAAGACAGCAAAAACAGGCTTGATCTAATTTCCCTGGTCAATGAAATTAACGTGCGCCTGCCAATGTGCAATTTCGAAATATTCAACGATTTGGTGAGGCTAAGGACGGCAGTCCCCTATTTCGAAGGAAAAATTAATAAACAAGAATTAATAAATCATATAACTTGGATGCGGTTTTCAATAACCAAATACGCGACAACAATAGCCGCCCTTCGTGACGACTTAATCACGATAGATCAGGCAATCGCCAAAACAACTGCGCCCACAAGCTGACAACCCGTTAGTTACACCAGCAAGCTGGCCCGCACCAGCGGGCTCGGCCCGACCGGTGAGGGCTTCATTGAGGCGTAGGCCGTCCCATGGCTCGGTCGGCAAGGTAAGCCTCAAGCGCACTAACACGCAGTGCCATTAACCGCATGAGCTCCGCGCTCTCATCCGCCGTCGGTGCACGCCCCTCCAGCTTTGCAACGGCGCGCTGGTGATCGCCGTAGCAGCTCAATCAACGGATATAGGCGGGGCTTGTTTTGGTTTGCATCCTGCGTTTTTAGTTTGACGCCATAGCTGCCAGCGTACTACTTCTGGATGGCCATAACGTAGTCCTGCAGCGCCCTGATCTTCACTTGGTCGGCAGCGATGGCGGCCTTGAGATCGAGAACAAGCTGTCCACCAGCTGCGGCGAGTTCGACGGGGGCTGCATCGTCCAAGCCGGCGGCGCCGGCGGCCGCGGGCACGTCACCGCCACCGGCAGGGCATCGCGCGGCGATGACGCGCACGCGCTCAGCACCAGAGGCAACAGGAGCGCGGTGAGAGTCGATTTCGGCTTTTGCATTGGATAGCTCCTGGGTTCGGGTGATGTCGGACGCTGCGACAGCGGCGGCCTGGGTCTCGTGCTTCTCGTTGATCTGCCGCTGGGCGGTGCTGCCGGCCATGGCTGTGCGGGCTTCGAACTGCGCCAGGTTCTTTTCGGCCACCTGCAGGCGCACGTACAGCACGCCCGAGATGGCGATCAGGCCGCCGACGATCCACAGGCAGGCCGGCGGCGACACCTTGGCGATGAGATTGAGCGGGTTCATGCCATCACCGCCTTCCCGATGGCCACAGCCTCGGCGGCAGACTTGCCCAAAAACAGCGCCCGCTCGGCGGCACGGCGCCGCTTCAGCCCCAGCATCACCTGGCCGTTGGCCTTGTTCCAGGGCAAGAACCAATCCGCCGCCGTCTCGGGCCGCAGGAGGTTGAAGAAGCGCAACGCCGAGCTGCCACGGAAGTTGGCCAGCCCGATGTTGTAGGCCAGGCTGACCATCGCATCGAACTGTCGCTGCGTGGGCTCGTTCTGCAGGGCATCCTCGACACCCGGTTCGAATTCCCGCGTCAGGCGGTCGGCGAACATCTGATCAGCCTGCTGCTGGGTGATGACCATGCCGGGGCCGATGCCGGGCCCGGTGGTGCCCCAGCCGATCGTCCAGGGCTTGCCACCCGTGGCTGGATCCGGATAGGCGGCCAGGCGGCAGCCCTCGAAGGCGTGCATCACGATGATGCCGTCGGCAGACGTCTTCATGGCGCACCTCCTGCGTCCGGCGTGGCCACCACCGGCGGCGCATCGGCAGCACCGCCGCGCAGCTTCTGGCTGGCATTGGCGATCGCATCCGTTGCGAACCGGTCCACTACCCCGAACCACCGGCCGCGCGAGTAGCCTGCGGCCACCACCAGCAGCACCCGCAGATCCCGGGCGATCGGCGGCAGCGTGACGACGGTCAGCGAGCCCGCCCAGGAGTTGTAGCCCTGGATCAGCATGTAGACAACCGCGCCGCCGAATAGCGCGACGATCAGATCCTTCATGAGCAGCACCGCCACGTTGCCTACCAGGGCGCGCGGCGAGATCATGGTGAGGATCGTGCGCGCCGCGCCGCCCAGCAGGCCGGAGGCGGCCGCGAAGAGCAGGCTCATCCAGTCGAAGGCGAGGATGTCCTGGGCGTAGGTGCTGCTGGCCCAGGTCAGCGTGCTGTAGCCCGCCAGCCAGGCGATCAGGGCCAGATTAATCGTGGGGCGCATACATCACCTCCCGCAGCTGCTGCGAGTTCACAGAAAAGGCGTAGATGCCGGCGATGCAGAGCGTGGCCAGGGCGCGGATGCCGTAGGCCCATTCCAGGCCGCCCACGTCCATCGGGATAGCCAGGTTGGCCAGCACGATCCAGGTGACCGATGCCCCGAGCGCTGAGAAGGTGGCCGCGATGCGGTAGCCCTTCTGGTCCAGAAGGTCCGGCCGGAAGAGCAGCGTCCAGAGGTGCGGCAGCATCGAGGCGAAGCACAGCCCGAACGCGCCGGTGATGCACCACTCCGACGGCGCCGTGCTGGCCACCTTGGCGATCATGGCGCCCGGCACGGTGTAGACGTAGTAGAGCGGCTCGACCAGCAGCAGCAGGAAGATCACCGCGATGAAGATGGCCTGCACCCGCACCTCGGCGCGGTCCTGATTGCGCACGAAGCTGGGCGCCTGGGCCACGTAGCGGCGCAGATCTTCGGCGGTGTGGAGCATGGCCACACCGAGCACGCTGGTGGCGACCGCGGCGACGATGCGGCGCCAGGCGGCCCGGAAGGTCGGGAATTCGAGGTGGCGCATTACATGCCTCCCGCAGCGACGAAGAGCGCATCGAGATCGGCTTTGGCCAGCGCCAGCGCGGCGCCCAGCGTGGCCACCAGCGGCGAGGCCCGCTCCACGCTGCTGGCGAACTCCCACTCGATCTGCGCGGCCGTACGCTGAGGCTCGGCCAGGGCCTCGATCGCCGCCGCCACATCCGCCAGGCGGCCGGCGTGCAGCAGGGCGAGCCGGGCCTGCCGCGGCGTGACGGCCGCCGGCACCGCCGGGCCGATGGGCGCCTCGGGTGCAGCCTCGGCGACGTTGCCCTCCTCCACCCACTCCAGGTAGGCGAGGTAGTCGGTATTGCCCTGGTCGGCCGGGATGAGCGCGCCATCGGCCAGGCGGATGACGGAATCGGTCTGGGTGCGTTGGTACATGACTTAAAGCTCCGCGCTGGCCGCCCAATAGAGCGAGAGGCTGAAATTCCCCGGGTTCACGTCGTGCGTGCAGAACACCGAGGCGCTGCTGGTGGTGGTGGATGTGAAAGCGTTCGACTGCACGTTGGCCGAGCTGGAGGCGGCGAGCTGGGTCATGGTCGGCACGGCGCGTTTGGTGACCTTGAACTGGGCCTCGCCGTAGGCCTGCGCCCCCACGCCGCCGGAGGGATAGGCGCCGCCGAGCAGCAGCTTGCCGGTCTCGTAGTAGCGCTGGCACAGCGCAAGTTCGATTCCGAGGGCGCGGCGTTCGAAAGGCGTTGGCGCCGATGCCAGCTCCAGCTGAACGCGACCCAGGCTGCCCGTCGAAAACTGAAACCCGATCGAGCCGCCGCCAGGGACGTTCGAAAGAATGTAAGGACTGCTCGCGTAGCTCGTGCCGCCCAGGTACAGCTGCGCAGAGCCCTCCCAGCTCACGCAATAGGTGCCAGGCTCGACGCTCCCGGCCTCCACCACTTGGACGAGCGCACCGGAGGTGATGTTGAGATCGGTGTCCGTGCCGTTGGGTGCAGTCGTGTACTGGCAGCCGGCGGACCCCGCCTTCCAGCGGTCATGCCCGTACTGCCCCGCCGCCAACGTGACACCGGTGCCCATGCCACGCTGATTGATCGCGAAGTTCCCGTTGATGAACTTGTTTCGCCCGCCAATGCCCAGCGACTGCTGCACGGTCAGCTTCGAGGTCATCTCGCCGAGGATGTCTCGGTTGGCGGCGAGCCAAGCCCTGCTGAGGCTCTTGGCCGTTGCGGGCAGCAGCGGCCCGGCGGGAAACAGTGCTGCATCGGTTGGAAGTGCCATCGTAGGCTCCTTGTTCAAGTAGTTGCGTCTTCGTAGCCGTGGACCACGGCGGATGCCCGGCCCGCGACTGCGGCGCCGGTTGCGTCGAGAAGCTCGACCAGAGGGCCGAGCGCGGGATTGCGGTCGCGATAGCGGGAGGTGACAGCCGCGCCGCCGTCGGCAGCGACCGCCGGGATCACGCTGGTGATGGAGATCCAGTTGCGAGCGGGCTGGCCGGCAGAAGGCGCCAGGCGGGTCCCACCGAGGCCGATCACCTGCTCGCCGAACACCTGGGTGACCAGCGGCATGACCAGGTGGGCCCGAAAGACTGAGACGCTGCCTTCCTGCGGTCCGCCAGCGACCGAGACGCGGAACAAGACCCCCTGCCCTCGCACGCTGACGAGTTCGCCAAGCCAGGGTTGCCAGTCGCCCAGCACGCCCCAATACCCGCCGTCGCCGCTCCAGAAGTCGGCTGAGGCCTGTCCGTCAGCTCCTGCCCAGAAGTCCCCGACCGTGCCGCCATCGAAGCGGTAGTCCACCTGCGTGCGGCTACCCGTCGTGGCGACATCGAGCGTGATGTTTCCGCCGCCGTACGCCGGCGAGAAACGCCCCACCAGCGCCAGAGGCAGATAGGCCGAGCCGCCCCAAAAGTCGCTCGCACCGTCGCGCACCCAGAAGTCCGCGCCGATCGCCCAGTAGTCCGCCGAAGGGTCGCCTGCAGCCGTGCCTGTTCCCAGATCGGCCACCTGGATGGCCTGCGAGACATCCGGCTGGCCAAAGTCCTGCGTGTCCCAGCCAGGGGCGCCGACGTTGCCGGAGGTGTCCACCGCGGCCACCATCACCGTCTGCACCCCGTAGAGGCGCTGCGGGTAAGGCCAAGGGCTGTCGGTCACCAGACCGGTGTGCAGCGGAACGCCCAAGGACCACTGCGCCACTGTGCCGGGCAGCGCCCGCACCAGGTAGCCGTCCAGGTCCGGCACCACGGCCCGGGAGATCTCGGAGAAGAACACCCGGTCGATGGACAGCTCGACGGTGTCCACCTGCGGCGGCGGCTCGGTCTTGCCCACCACCGTGTGCACCCGGATCGCCCAGGGCCCCGGCACACCCAGCGTGTTGACGAAACGGTCGCGCAGGAGAATGGCCGCGCCCTCCTCGATGCCCGTCAGGTAGGAGCTGGTTGCAGACCCGGGCAACTCGGCGGGCTGCCAGTCAGCTTCGGTAGCGGCTGCGTAGCGCCACTGCAGCTGTACCTTGCCGCCCTGCTGCACATCGAAAGGTGCCGCCTGCCACTGCACGAACACGCGCACGATGACCGTGCTGCCCTGCCTGGCCAGCGCCGCGGTGCCGCTCTTGACGTCGACAAAAACCGGTTGCGCCGGCGGCAGGAATGGGTCCGGCAGCGTCGTGTTCGGAGCCTGATCGGTGCTCGCGTCTTCCCATCGGTCGTAGTAGCCGGGCTCGTCCTCGACCAGCTGCAGCGCCACCGGCGCCGCGGTGGAGAACGCCCAGTCCTGCACCCGGAAGTTCTTGTTGGTGAAGGCGTAAATCCCGCTGGTCAACGTCACCCGATCGCCAGGCTGCAGCCTCCACGCCGACATCTTGGGCGTGGCCTTGACGACCATCCCGCCGCGGCTGATCTCGGTCTTGATGCATCCGAGAACCTGGGCGCGGATGCTGCTGCCGACAAAAGCCAGGCTCAGGTCCTGGAACTTGTCCCGGCCATCGGCAGCCAGGTAGGAACCGTTCTGGTACGGCGGGAAGTCCTCCGAGACGCCGAGGCCGGACGCATTGATGTAGGTGCCGCGGGCGCCGTTGTAGCGCTGGGCGCCGGTATTGCAGGCCTGCGATACCTCCAGTGGGGCGAGCATGTCGTCATCGGTCAGGGTCATGACCGGCGTGCTCCAGGCGCCGGCGTCGATCCGCCACACGCCGCCCGACTCGTGGCTGCTGCCGGCCATCGTGTCTTCGATCTGCTGGCGGGTGGTTTCGCGGTCCTGGTCGGTGGTGAAGCTGCCGTCGCAGAGGTAGAAGGCCGGGCTTGCACCGAAGAGGTACTCGTCCGCGTAGTTGTCCACGGCATAGCCGGCGACATCGCAGGCATTCGCCGATGCAACGGCCTGCGCGATATCGATCTGCTCAGGCGTGGAGCCGTAGCCGTAGTCCGCGCGCAGGAAGTCCGCCAGGCACAGAGCGGGGTTGCGCCGAAAGGCCGTCTCGCCGGTGCGGTAGTCGTAGAGCTTCTTGCCGCGCAGGCGGGCGGTCACCGTCGGCGGGCCGCTCTGGAACTGCTGGAAGGACAGGTCCAGGCTCAGCACGATGTAGGTGAAGCCGCTGAGCCGGTGCTGCGCCGTCCACTGGGTGGGCAGGAGCGACATCAGCAAGGCATCGGCCGTGTCCACGCCGCCGGGAGACAGGTGCTTCTGGATGTTGACATAGGGCCGCACGGTGCGGGCTCGATAGGTCACCGCGGCGGTGTAGCCGGGGATGCTGGACAGCAGCATGGAGCCCTCCGGCGCAGCCGATACAACGCTCACCACGAGGTTCAGCGAGGCCGACACGGCCAGGATCTCCAGCACCTCGATGCCGGCCATGTAGGCATAGCCGTCGGCGTTGAAGGTCAGCGGGACCGTGCCGGTCACGTCGGTCGCGTTCCCGACGAAAGTCCCAGTGGTGGCCCAGCCGTCGCTGCGCAGTGGGCCGACCGCTACACCGTTCAGGTAGACCTCCTCGATGGCGTCGCACTCATGGGCGGCGAAGACGCACACCATGTGTCGAAGGTCCTGGTTCGCGCCCGAGGTCAGCACCGCGACGATCGCGCAGCCCACGGGCGCGGGCCGGCCGTAGACGACGCGCCACGGGGCCTCGGCGCTCAGGATATTGGTGGTCCGGTCCGACAGCCCATCCAGCGCGGCCTGCCGCTGCGCGGAGGCGAGCTGTCGCGCCTTGCGGCGGCTGGTTACGGCATTGAAGAGGCCGTAACCCGTCACCGCGATCAGGGCGGCGTTCGAAACCACCCAAGCGGCGGCGGTGCCGCCAATGACCGGCGCCAGCGTTGCCACCAGCGTGATCGGGTCTGCATGCGCAGCAATGGGCAGTACAGACAGGCCCAGCAAAAGCATCACACGCGCCATGCCGCCTCCGCGTCTGTGATCGCTAGGAACAGAAGTCGGTCCGTACCGGCCGCTGCCAGGTGGCCGCCGGTGCAGATGGCAAATGCATAGCCGGAGGCCCTGCCGAACCGGCGGCCGGATCGCACCAGCACCACGTCGCCGCGCTGGGCCATCAGGCCGGGCAGCGCCGGGCCCATGGCTTTGACGCCAGCCTCGACGAAGCCGCCCAGGTCGCGCAGCCGGCGCATGGCCTGCAGGGGCGAGTCGAGGCCGCGCAGATCCGCCATCGGATCGCGGCCGGTGGCGGCCAGCACCCAGTCCGCCGCGAACGTGCAGCAGTCGTGCGAGCCCCAGGCGAACACACGACCCCGGCGCTCATGGAGGAAGGTATCGAGCATGCTCATCCCGCGAGGTATTGCTGCTGGGCCTTGGTGAGCCACACGAACGGCGTGCCGATTAGCGACGCGACCTGTTCGAAGCCGCGCTCGCCCGGGTGCCGGGCCTGGTGTTGCGCGTTATTCATGCGCAGGGCGGCGGGGTTCAGCCGCGGGTTGTAGGAGGCGGTCAGGCACTCCATCACCACCTTGCCGGTGGCATCAGCGCTGCCGTCGCCGCGCTCAATGCGTGGGCGGTCCATCACGCCAGCGAAGCGCAGGATGGGCGCGCCGACGATCTGGAGCGTGGAGGCATCCAGCAGCGCGACCCAGACGCGCACGGGGCGGTCCTGGTAGTTGCTGGTGTTGCCAAGGGCAAGCGCGAGGTTTGCTTCGGCGACATGCGAGAGGGTCAAGTCCAGTTTTTCTGCTGCACCGTCCTCGGACTCATGCAGCTGGCCCACCTCGCCGAGGAAGCCCAGGCCCTTCCACGTCTGGCCCATCGCCGGGACATCGACCGGGAATGTGGTGAGGCGCAGGGTGCCAGAGACGAATTGCATCTCCACCAGGTTGAGCAGGCCATGCGTCGGGCCAGCCGCGGTAGCGTCCCATTCGGGGGTGGTGATGGCCGTCATTCCCAGGACTCCATGAGGTCCAGCGAGAAACCGCCCTGGAAGCCCTGGGAGGAGCTCCACCCGCGGGCAGTGCCGGTCTGCCGCATGAGACAGGTTGGGCGGTCCCACACAACCGCAGCACCGGCTTGGACTGCAATGCGCAAAGGCTGCACGAACTGAACGTACGCATTGCCAGCCCCATCGGCTGCCGTGTCAGCCTGGACATGCAGCAGCTGACGGGCAGGACCTGCAGCGTCTTGCCCTACGCCGATCCAATCCCCCTCCAACAGAGTGCGGTAGACCTGATCGCCACCCATCGCGACCCACATCCCCATAGCGCCTGGGAGAGCGCCGGACTGAGCGACCCAGTTCCCACGCGCCGTGCCCCGAGGAACATGATTGAGCAGATCGCTCACCGCGAGTTGGTTGACCCGGCCCTGCAGCGACAGCACAAGGCGGCGCCACGCTGCGGCGGCCGGCGCCTCCAAGAGCTGCTCGGCCGTGAGTCCGCACGTCCAACGCGGCGGCGCAAGTACCCGGTGCTGCTGCGCGCCTGTGTCGCCAGAACCGAACGAGAGGTCGAACCGTTGTTCACCGAACTGCTGGCCCATCACCTGCAGACCGAATTCGGACGGAAAAGTGATGATGCTCATCCCGCGACCACTCCCATGCGCTGCAACTGCTTCATGAATTGCTTGTTGTTCTCGGCCAGCGCCCTTTGGGTTGAAGCCTCTACGGCTGCTCGATCCGTTCGGCTGTCGATGTTGATCACCGGCGCATACGTGATTGCTGCTGATGCGGTTCCGGAAGGAGGTGCCGAAATAACCGAAGTAGACGCAAACGAGGTATCGACCGCGCCTCCGTCCGCATAGCCACGACGGCCGAGGCGCATGGCCTCTACGACCTGCATACCGCCGGCACGCGCTACGTCGGCCTGGCTCCAGACATTCTCGCCAGCGTGCACGATGCCGACGGCTTTGTACTTGCCGCCCGGTGGCGTCGGGCCGCCCTCGGCATATCCGTAGTCGGCGAACTCGATCATGTTGGCCGCGCCGCCTGGGTTCGAATCCACCGTGCTGCCGCCGAGGCCCAGCATCTTCAGCAGGCCGGCGAACCCGCCAGCTCCTTTCATGAGCGATGTGGCCTCGGTGCGCAGTTGGATCCGCACAAGGTCCGCGATGATCGAATTGGCCAAGCCGGTGAACGACAGCTTGCCGGTGGTGGCGAAGGTCACCAGAGCGTCTTCCAGGCCAGTAAAGGCGTTGGAGAATGCCGTCTCGGTGAGACCCGCTACGTTCGCGCCGGCTTCGGAGTACCGGTTGAAGGCCCGCTCGGCGCCCGTGGCCCAGTCGCCCTGCCGGTCTTGCAGCGTCCCCCAGTACCGGTCGAAGGACTGGATCGACTTTTTCTGGAACTCGTCGATCAGGTCGAGTTGATCCTGGAACTGCTTGGTCTGATCGGACGTCAGCACGCCGCCGCCGGCCGACGTCGCGATCGCACGGGCGTTTTGTGCGTCGCGCCGCTGCTGGTCGTACTTGTCGTCGATCTGGTTGCGGCCCGAAAGATAAGCCGCGGTGGTGTCGCCCTGCGTGAGGCCCTGCAGCGTCCGGTTCTGCGAGCGCTCCTGAGTGGCCAGGTAGCCCTCGGAAGCCTGGCGCAGCGAGAGATAGGCCGATGCCTTGGCGGCCAGGGACGCCGTCTCCTGCAGGTCGAGCACCTTCTTCCGGCCTGCCGCGTCGGCCTGAACCGTTTCGATTTTGAGCAGGTTGTTCTGGATGTCGCGCTGCAGCTCGACGCGGCGCGCACCGGTGGCCTTTTCCTTCTCGTATCGGCCGTTCTCCGACTCCATCTCGTCGACCTTGGCCTCGGTGGTCAGGTCGATGTAGTGCCGCTTCTGGTCGTAGTAGTCCTTCTCGCCGATCAGGCCGGCCGAACGCTGGGCGTCGAGCAGCTGCTCGCCGCGGGCGTACTCTGCCAGGTACTTGTCCATCGACCGCTTGAAGGAGTCGATGTCGATGCCGACCTCTTGGCGCTCCAGGGAAGCAGCGCCGGCCGTCGATGGCTTCTTGTCCTTGTACTTGTCGTTTATGTTGGCGACTTCGACGACCAGGGCATCCTGGATAGCCTTGACGGCCTTCTGGTCGTCGAGCTGCTTTTTGATGAGCACGCCGGCTCGGATTTCAGCCTTCTCGATTTCCTCAGCGCGTTTCTGGGCTTGGGTCTGCCGGGCATCCTGCTGGAGGTAGGCCTTGGTTTCGTCGGCGATCGCCTTTTGGTCGCGGTCATAGGACGCCTGGCTGCCGCGGCTCGGGTACTGAGCCTCGATGGGCCCCATCTGCGAGAAGGCGGCAAACTCGACGCGGGCCTGCTTCAGCTTGTCGATCCACTTCTGCAGATCGTCCATCTTGACCTTGACGTCGATGCCCTGGGCGGCCTGCGCCTGCAGGTCTTTCAGCCGCTGCTCGTTCAGCTTGATGGCTTCCGAGTTGACCGCCATGTTCTTCGTCAGGCGCTCCCCCGGGTCGGTCATGTCGTTGTAGGCGCCGACCATGGCGAAGAGCTGACCGACAAAGCCGGCGCCGTTGGCCCGAGCCTTCTCCATCGAAATGGAGATGTAATCGATCGATGCCGCGCCCTTGGCCATGCCCGAAGCGAGCGCGCTGCTGATGCCGGAATCTCCGACGTTCTGCTTGAGTCGATCCCAGGCGTTGCTCATCCGGTTGCTGGAAGCCTCCAGCCTCTGGGCGGCGCTTTCGGACGCGGTGCCGATGTTGTCGTTCAGCGCGGCTGCGAACTTTGGCAAGAAGTCGCCGGCGACCACCTGGCCCTGCTCGAGCATCTTCCCGAGTTCGCCGGTAGTGACATTCATCGCCTTGGCGGCGATCTGGAACGCGCCCGGCAAGCGTTCGCCGAGCTGGCCACGCAGCTCCTCCGACTGGACGGTGCCCTTGCTGATCATCTGCTGGAGCGCCAGCAGCACACCGCTGGATTGGTCCGCACTGAGGCCCATCACCGCGGCCGACTTGGCGACGGACTCGAAGACGTCGCGCGCGGCTTTGCCTTCGAGCGTCGTACCGCGCGCCGCAGCGGCGAACTTGCCATAGGCGTCGGCAGTCGAGGCGAACTCGAGGCCCAGGCCGTTGGTGACCTTGCGGAGGTACTCGATCTCAGTGGCAGACCTCCCGCCCGAGGCGAAGTCGAGATTGACCCGCAGGTTTTGGGCCGAGACACTGGCCTTGAACAGTGCCTCCCCGGCAGCGATTGCGCCCTGCACCACCGAGCCGCCGAGATAGCTGGCCACGCCGGTGGCCATCAGGTTGCGGAAGGAGTCCGAGGTCTCGTTTGCGCCAGCGCTCGCACGTTTGGTGCCGGTGGCGGCTTTGTCGCCAGCCTTGTCGATAGCGTCGGCGAACTTGTTGGCGGACTGCTCGGCGCGCGAGGCGGCGGCGGTCAGCTTGTCGAGTTCGCTGGAGGCGGTGGTGACAGGCCGGCTGTCGACGGCCAAGCCCAGGGTTGCGATGTCCATCCCGGTCCTTCAATCTCGCAGCAGGTTGCGGATGTGCTTTGCGACGCTCACGCGGCGCTCAGGCGTTGGCTTGTTGATCCAGGGTGGTGGCCGCAGGGGGTCAGATGCCCGCTGCAGCTCTGCGAGGTATTCGGCGGATAGGCGCAACACCAGCCGGAACTCCCACCGGGTCAGGTAGGTGGCCGTGCCCTGCTGCCAGGCGCGAAGTTCGGTGGCCGTGAGCGGCACAGGCCCCATGCCGGACGGCTGCGTCGGGCCGGCGTCCATCAGGATGGCCGTGAGCTCCGGTAGCGGGTCGGGCGGGAGTTCCGGCTGGTCGCCCTTGGCGAGGATTCGAGAGAGCCGGCTTTCGGGCTCCAACCCTTTGGGCGCGTTCTTGATCTCGAGCGCGGCGCGCAGCCAGGCGAGCTGCCTGACGTGGAGCGCCAGGTCGCGCTCTACGAGGGCAAAAAATTGGACTCGTTCTCCAGCGCCTGCATGATCGCCGTGCGCCAGGCCGCGCGCTTCTCCAGCGCCTTGCGGGCTAGTGCCGGGTCGAACGGCGCCTCGGTGCTCTGGTCGGTGAAGCCGAACCAGCCAACTGTCACGGCGGCCGCCAGCCTGATCTCGTTCTCGATGCTGATGCCGACCAGCTCCGCCGCGCCTTCATCGGTGCGGGTGTCGATAAGCTTGCCGGCCAGCGCGCGGCGCTTGACGCTCTCGATGCGCATGCGCTTCTCGCACTCGATGAACTGCGGGCTGTCCTTGCCGACGATGATGAAGCCGACCTTCGGCTCGCCCAGCGCGGACTGAAGGAATGGGACGCGGAACGTGGTTTCGGCGCCGTTCAGCAGGGCGATGTCGTAGCTATCCATGGGAATTCTTTCACGGAGAAGTGGAAATGCCCGTGCCTAGCCACCGCGCTCCGCGAAGAGCGACAGCAGCCGGGCCGGTGTAGGGGTGCGGGCGAATGCCCGGTGATCAGGTGGCCAGCTTTTCGACGATGCCGACGCCGGTGGACGACGTGGTCAGCGAGAGCTGCACGGTGGCGGCGCGGATCGAATCCACGTTCGGCGCCGACTTGCTGAAGCTCAGCACGCGCGCCTGGAAGTAGTCGATGTCGCCCCCCTGGTACATGACCTGGAAGGAGAACGGCGCATCGGAAGCCAGCGCCGTCTTGAGCAGGACCTGGCCAGGATCCGCGGGGCTGATGGCCAGCTGGATCGTCTTGGTCCCTTCGTCGAAGGAGCCCTTGAACTTCTGGGTCGAGCGATTGCCGATCGGCTTGTGGGTCACTTCGGCGTAGGTACGCCCGTGGGAGCCGCCATCGGTGATCTCGCCGATGTTGGAGAACGTCAGAGCGGTGTAGCCGGCGGCGTCGAAGGTTGCGGGCGCGGCCGCCGAAATGCCGATCTTGGTGCCGGCGACGGTTTCAACTGCGGAGGGCATGGTGCTTGCCTTTCAAAGGAGGCCCGCGAGGGCATAAAAAAGCCCGCCGGGCACGATGCCGAGCGGGCTGTGGCTGCCCTCGCGGGCAGGGTTCTTTCAGGCGTCGGAGCCGGTCGAAGCCTCGGCGATGGCCTTGGCCTCGGTCTTGGTGATCTGCTTGGCGTAGCAGCCGTCGATCAGGAATTTGACGCGGTCTTTGTCTTCGACTTCGAACGTGGCGCCGGCGGCAAAGTCGCCCTCGGGGCTGGTGAATGCGTGCAGAGCTTGGAGCTGGGTGGTCATGGTGGTGGTCCTCAAACGGTGTCGACTTGGTAGCGGCAGGAAACAGGGATGACCTGGCGGTCGTCCTCGGAAATGGCGGCAGCGGCGCTCATGGGCTTCATCACCAGGATCCGCAGCCCGGCGCGCACGGCCGGCACTGCCACTGAAAACAGCGCGTCGAGCGCAGGGATAAAGGCTTCGGCCGCGGTGGATTCGACGTCGCGCGCCAGCACGATGGAGACCTGGAACACGCCGCGGTACTGCCGGTGATTGCCGGCCAGCGTGAGGCTGTCGGTCATGGCCGGGATCAGGAAGCAGCGCAGGTATGTCGGGGCGGGGCTGCCGAATACGGCCGCAGGCGGTGTGAAAGCCTGGTTCTGGAAAGCGATGGCCAGCGGCGGCACCTGGGTGGCGGCCCATGCTGCAAGGCGCGCTTCGAACTCGGCGCGGATGACGGCATTGCTCATGAGGCGATGGCCTTCCGAAGGTAGGTGCCGTACTCGGCCGTCGTGGTGCGCACCATGCCGGCCGGAGCCTGCTTGGACCAGCCATATTCCAGGCGCTGAGCATAGGGAAGCGAGTTGGTGAGGTAGAGCACGCCTCCAGCCTTCACCGTGGCGATGGAAGCCGCCAAGCGGGTCAGCGCGGCCGCACCGCTGGGGTCGTTGGCCGAATCGATGGCCAGATTCACGGACCCAACTCCAATCTGCCAGTTGTTCTTGAAGCGCCCGCTATCGACGGGCGACTTGATGACCAGCGCGGAGCCAAGGTCGAAGGCGACCTTGCGGACGACAGTGTCCATGCCCAGTTTCGTTTTCGAAGCAAACAAGGCGATCTGCGCGGCGAAGGTCATCAGGCGCCCCGGACCTGCACGTCGTGCAGCACTATGGTTCCGTCCGGCGCCAGCGGCCGCGAAGCGATCACCAGCAGCACCGTGCCGTCGGCGAGCCGCAGCTGGTCGCCCGACACGGGAGCCGTACCCAGGTCCGGCGCCACGTAGACGCGGCGATCACCCCACTTGATGCGGCTGCCGTCGATGTCGCGCTGGGCGTAGTCGAGGGCCACGCCGGCAGCGGAGAAGCGCAGGCCGCCGCGCGCCAGGGCGATCTCCTGGCCGAGTTCTTCCAACAGCTCTACCGCCGTTGCCGCCAGGTCATCGTAGAAGTCGCTCATGACGTGCGCTCCGCGTAGGCTTCCATCAGGCGCTGCGAGATGGCCTGGATCGAATAGGCCTCGAACTCGGCAGAGGGCTGGTCCTCACCGATGTCCAGCAGGAACCGCTGCCAGATGTGGACTGCCTCATGGACCAGCATGGCGGCGACTTGGATGCCGGTCGTGTCAGCCCGCGGGCGGACGCACACGATGCAGACTAGGCACCCTTTCGGGTTGGTCAGCCAGTGCACGGTCGCGTCCGACTGGTCGTTGCGGATCCAGGCTGGCTGGTCGGCAACGGCGACGGTGCAACGCTTCATTGCGCGCCGGAACTCGACCTCCGACAGGCACAACGTCAGGTACGGCCCGACGATCAGGCTTCGATCGAGCCAGCCCTTCACGCTCGCACCACCCGCACCATGCCGCCCGACGTGGCAAAGAACGGCGCTAGCATGCCCTCGACCGCGCCGTAGCGTGTCGTCTGCCGGCTGCCGGCGGCGTACTCCTTCTCGATGGGGCCGACCTTCACGCGGGTGGCCAGCGGCTTCACGTCCGGCGCCAGGCTGCTGCTGGTCGCAGCCTTCAGCGCCAACTCAGCACAGGCCCGCTGCACCGCCACCGGCACGCTGTCGATCGGGTAGTAGGCCGGCAGGGAACCGTAGCCGCCCGGCGCGTCGGGCATGGGCACCCATGCTCGCGGCCAGGACAGCGCCTGGGTGGACGTGACGCGGGTGCCGGCCCAGCGCATGCGGTAGGCCTGCTCCATGAAGGCAGTGGCGCGGCGCAGGCGCTGCTCCTGCACATCGGGGGCGAGATCGGCCCAGGCTGTATTGCCTATCGAGGAGTGGTAGGCCGTGGCGTCAGCCAGGCTGACGAAGGAGTCTGCAGCCGGATTGCCGGCGCCGGTATCGACGGTGAGGGGCATGGCGGTCAACCCAGGCCATCCAGGAAAGCGCTAAGTTGACCGCAGCCAACGACGTCGATCTCGCCCGCAGCGACTTGCGCTTGCAGATACGGGATGAGAATGTCCATGTCTTGCGCCCACATACCGCCGCCGCCAATAGGGTTGGCGGCATCGGGCACCGGCAGCGCCCCCGTGTAAGCCGTGACGCCATGCACGAAATTCTTCAGGATGCCGCCGGTGGCCTTCGCAGCCTCGACGTAGTTGATATAGACGGTCGGGCCGTTGTATCCCCGCGCCGGCATGTGCATCGGAGTGTCGAAGCCAGCAGGACCAGCCGTGAAGACGTTCGCACGCGAATTGCCATCGTCGCCGCGCCGGATATTGAACTGAGCCGCCACCTTGCGCATCAGGGCAGCGGGGCCGGAACTCTTACCGATGGTGCTGAACGTGTCGGCGCCACGAATCCAGCCCTTGCTGGCGATCCAGGCGGCGGCCAAGCCCATCTCAGAGCGCAGCAGGGCCTCGGTGCTAGAGCCGTTCAGCGACGTGCGGGATTGCGAGCCGTTGTAGATGTCGGCTCCGGCGTCATACAACGACTTGAGAGTAGCGACGATGCTTGTGGTCCGCGCAGACGGAAGCGAGGTGGCGCGCACCGATGCGCCCAGGCCAGCATTGAGCCAGCGCAGCACGTTGGCCGGAGACTCGGCGAATTCGGCCAGCTCGAATTCGAGGCAGATTTGCGGCTTGACGATGGTCGGGGTCCATGCGCCGATCACATCAATCGACGTGTTGATGGGAGTGTTCTGGCCCCAGATGCGGATGTAGGTGATGTTCGACGTGAAATCCCAGAAAGGCGTAGCCGACTCGTCGGTGGACGAGATGGAGCTGTAGCGCTGAGCCAGATCACTCGGGGCGTGGTTCGGGTTCCACAGGCGGAGCGTGGTAATCCCGCCCTTGAAGGCAGATGCATTGAACTTGAAGCGCCGGCGGCCACCATCAGCGCCGCCGACCACGATGTCGATGCCGTTGCCCACCGCTTCCGGCGGCACGCGCAGCACGACATCCAGGAAGAAATTTCCCCGATAAGTGGGCGGCGCAATCGGGGTGGGCAGGGTGTAGAGGCAGTCGATGCCGCCGGCAACCGTGGCCGTCAGGCGGCACACGGGGCCGGACTGGCTGCCGATCTCGCCGACGATGCACTGGGCGTCTCCGGTGTACGCCAGATTGGTGTAGTTGCCGGATGCGGCGGGAGCGCCAGAGCTGCCGGTCGGCGCGGGAATCCAGACGCATTGACCGCGCTGGATGATCTTGTCGTTGGGCGCCATGTACCGCGCGAAGGTTGTGCCGTCTTCGGCGTATTCCGTGATGACCGGATTGCCTTGGCGCAGGCCGCCCTGGCGCGCCGCCTTGGTAATTCGGGCCGCCACTGCCACATCCGCCTGAGTGAGCACACTGGCGGCAATCCCCGCCCTTGCCGCTGCCAGGGCCTGGGCGTCGGTGTAGCCAGCGCCGCCCCCGCCCGCATCAGCTTGTCCCTGCGTGACCTCGACGGCGCCCACGAGCGACGTGACCTTAAATTGGCAGGTGCCCAGGTAAGGGCCGAGGGTCGTGCTGGCCCCCGCCGAAACGGTCGTCTTCTCGACCACACCGGGACCAGTGGTGCGCTCGATCAACGCCAGGCCGCCAGCGGGCGCGGCCACCATGAGCGTTGCGCCCGCGCGCAGCGTATTGGTGAAGGGGGAGCCGGTATTGATCGTGGGCATGGGTGGACTTTCGGATTCGGTTGCCGCCAGGCGGCTTAAGCTGCGGGTGCGTTGTCGAGCAGCACGGCCAGGTCAGCCTTCAGAGTGACGCCATCGGGGATTTCGACGCCGCGGGCGGCCAGGGCGGCCTTCAGTTCGTCGACCTTGAGGCCGTCGGAAGCCTTCTTCTCGGGCGCCGTGACGAGCTCCCGCACCTTGGCTTCGTCCTCGCCGGTGAAGAGCTCGCCGAAGTGTTGACGCATGCCCTTCACCACGTATTCCGGGTCTGTGTAGTTGCCGGGCAGCGCAGCCAGCGCCACATCCAACTCGGCGCGCGTCGGCGCGGCCGGCCCATCGGTTTCCGCCCAGCCGAGGCCGGACATGATCCCGATGGAGTTCTCGTTCACCTCGGCGCGCTGGCCGCCGCGGTACATGAAGATGCAGCCGGCGGCGGGCTGTTCGATGATGGTCTCGCTCATGGGATCCTCCGATGAAAAGGCTGTGCAAAAACGCCCTGGCGCACCAGGACGCTCGAACCCAGGCTTTCGCTCAGGCGCGGTTCCAGCCGGCGCGCTCGTAGTCGCCGACCATCGCCTCGGGCACTTCGCAAAAGACCTTGCCCTCGGGCTCCGGCTTCTGGATCACCAGCTTGACCTTGGCGGCCTCCATGTCCACGCCAGGGGCGGGTTTGGGGTTGGATGGGTCGTTGCCGAACTTCTGGGCGCGGTGGTCGCCGGCCATGGTTCCAGCCGGGACGATCGCCAGTACACCCGCATCGACTGCGGTGGTGGGCACAGCCTTGGCGGCCTCGTCGACGACGCCGGCTTCAGCAGCCTTGGCCAGCAGGTCGTCGGCTCTCTGCGCAGCGGCATCGGCCTTCTTCTGTTCCGGCGTGGTGCCCGCGGCGACTTCGTCAGCCTTGCGCTGCAGCTCGGCGGCTTCGGCTTGGGCTTTCAGCGCCTGTTCGTTGGCCTTGTCGGCGTCTTTGGTGGTGTCGGTCATCGGAATTCCTTGAACGTGAGAATCGATCGGGAGCGCGAGGCTCCCGACAGGCCTGTGGGGCTCAGCCGCGCAGCAGCGCGACGAAGTCGGACTTGGTTGCGCCCGTGCCCCAGGCGAGCGCGATCTCGTACTTGATCTGGCGGTACTGGCGGTACAGCGAGACCTCGAACGTGATGCCCGAGAAGGGGTCGGTGATCGCCATGCGGTCGTCGGCCATGTCGTTGGCCACGCCGTTGATGTCGACCGGCACGGCGGGCAGACGGGTGGCCAGGATCAGGCCGTTGCGCTGGAATGCGATGTTCGGCATAAAGCTGTTGCCCACCGTCATCGCCACGCCGTTGGCCAGCGCCTGCTGGAGGCCGGGGCTGTTCAGCACCAGAGTGCCGGGAGCCGAGAGGCCGGTGTTGACGCCGTAGACGTTCGGGTCGCCGGCGAAGGTGACCTGGTCGCCTTGCAGGACGGTGCCGGTACCGGTGGCCAGGGTGATGGCGGTCGCGCCAGCGGCGTAGGTGCCGCTGGTCACATAGCTGGCGCCCGTGCCCTTGACCACCTGCTTGATGGCCGGCGCATAGCCGATGCGGAAGCCTTCGGCCTCGCCGATGGAGCCGCGGCGCAGCAGGTCGTCGGTGCCGGCTTCGTTGACCTTGAACAGCACCGACTGCTTGCCGCGCAGGTTGTTCATGGCCGGCGCGCTGACGATCATGGCGCGGTCGCCGATCGGTGCACCGTTCACGTCCAGGATCTGGGCGGGGTTGGAGAAGTCGGTCAGGTCGCCGGCCACGCCGAACGGCGCGGTGCCCGGAGTGCCGGTCGAGCGCGAAGCCGCCTTGTAGGCGGTCATGGCCATGTCGGCTTCCATCTCGTTGGTCAGCGTGCGGAACGCCTGGGCAAACTGCTGGACGATCATGGCTTGCTGGCCGACGCCGTTACCGTTGTTCAGCGCCAGCTGCTCCTCGCCGTTCCAGCGGACCGGCACGTAGCGGGACTTGCTGATGGTGAGGTTGAAGGCGCCGAAGACCTGGTCGCCGTCGTTGGGCGCGGTCACCCCCGGCACCACGTCGGCGGCGGTGGCCGGCGGCGCAATGAACGAGGTGACCTGCTGACCCTTGGCCGCCCGCGCCAGCTGGTTGTCGCGCGCCACCGCTGGGATGAACCCGACGAACTCGCGCGCCACGGTGTCCAGCGCCGCGTATAGCGTGGGGATCAGGCCCGTCAGGGTGTTGGAGCCGAGCGCGAAGCTCTGCTTGGCCTCGGTGACCTGCAGGACCAGCGCGTTGTAGACCCGGCCCACCGCGGCTGCGTAGGTGGTCATGGGTAGCACGGCCGCGATGGATGCGGCTAGTGCCAGGGCGCCGAAGCGCAGCTTGGAAAGCGTGTTTTTCATGTCGGACTTTCGGGAACAAAAAAGCCCGCACATGGCGGGCCGGGAGGTTGAGAAACGGAAAGGTCAGTCGGTGATGACTGTGGTGCCCTTGTTCGCCTCGGCCGCCGCAGCCCGCTGGGCTTCCGGAGGCATGGCATTGAACTGAGCTCGGGTGATGCTCTTCTTGCCGCCAGCACCTTGGCCATTGCTGCCTTGCGCGCCGCCGCCAGAGGCGCCCGAGCCCTTGAGGATCCGATCCTTGTGGGGATAGGTGTCCACGAGAATTTCGAGCGCTTCTTCGAAGTCAGCCGGCTCGCCGTGGCGGGTGCGGCTGAAGATCTGCTGGCCGTTGACGTCGACCGCGACCGTCTTGCCGTCCACCACCTTGAAGCGGCCGCCGAACGTGGCTTGCACCATGTCGACGGGCACCGCGACCTTCTCGGCGATGAACTTGGAACGGGCGAAGGCGCCGCCGATCTTTTCGCCGTAGAGCTGGCCTTCCAGATCCTTGGCCTTGGCGACGATGGGTTCGTACTCGGCGCGCACGGACTTGATGGCTTCGGCCTTGACCTTCTCGACCTCGCCGGCATCCACCAGCTTCTTGTCGTCGAGGTTCTTGACCACGTCCAGGGCCTTGCGGGCCGCTGCCGGATCGGCAATGCCCTCGAAAGCCTTCAGGCCGGTCTCGGCGGCTTCGGCTCGTTCCCTGTGGGACTTTGCTTCACCGTTGAGGCGGCTGATGGTGGCGATGGTGCTGTCGCCATCGAAGGCGGTCTCTTTGCCGTCTGCATGCACGAACACGGGCAGCTTCTGGCCGTTGACATCCTGGGTGACGATGGCGCCGTTTGCGTCGAGTTTGAAAGGCATGGTTGCTGTTTCCTTGGGCATCCGCCCGCTGGTCGGTGGGCCATCCGGCCCGAAGCGCCCTACTCCGCATCCGCGTTTGAGGCATGAAAAAGCCGCCTCCGATTTGCACCGGGGCGGCTTGAGAAGGGGTTCGATACGATCCGCGATCTAAGTCAGGAGTCGTCGAAATGATGAAGAAGGAAGCCGAACAGGCTGTCAGGTCGTTGTGTCACTCGTGGCAGGCCAAATTTCATCCAGACAAAGGATCCCAGGAAATCAACGTTTCAGACTTCCTGTCGTGGCTTAAACAGGCGCACCCTGAAGTTTTCGATTTCCGGACTAAGAGCTTCGCGCCGGCCGACTTTGTGGAGATGTGGGCCGATCAGGAGTTCAAGCAGAGCTGGCGGAATTAGGCCGGCTTGATGGTGGGCAGCATGGAACTCTTGATTCCATCCTTGAAGCAGTTCGCGCAGACGTCCTTCTCGATCACCGTGCCGTTGATGCGCCGGCCGTCCTTGAAGTAGGTGCCGTTCGTGGTGGTCAGCGAGGTCCGGCAGCCGCATCGGTTGCACTGGAGCATGCCGTCCTGACGCTTCGGCATGGACCGCACGCGCTGGCGAACCTTCTCTTCGTGGGAAGGCTCGGAGGGCGGGACGAGCTGCAGCGGCATCCTGCAACTATATGCCGGCCTTCGAAAACGCCGCCGCGTCGCGCTCGCGCAGCTGGTCCAGCGTGAGCGGCTGGCCCTTGGCGCCGTAGAGATCCTTCAGTTCAAGGCCGCCGTCGCGCAGCAACTTCGCGCGGGCGGGGCCCAGCACTTGGTCTTGTCGCGCGGCCGACTGCTTCGCCAGCCACTGCGGGTATGTCGTCTCGGCCGGCACCTGGCCGTCCATGCTCGCGCGCTGGCTGGGCGTGAATTCTGGGATGCCGGGGACGCCCGACAGCTCCTGCCAGCTCTTCGTCACGATGGCCTGCGCTGACCGGCACCGCCAATGCGCCCGGCCTGGCCCGGCCAGCCACGGCAGCGTGTGCCCGATCGGTTTGTGCCCGGCAGGCGTGTAGGTCTTGCCGTCCCGCACCCGGCAGATAGGTGAGGTGCGCAAATCGAGCGTCGCAGACCACCGCACCGCCTTGATGATGTCTTCGTTCGCCTCGGCGACCCGGTCCTGCACGAAGCCGGCCATGTGGCCCAGGGCGGTCTGCACGACAGACTGCGCATCGCGCCGGCTGATCTCTAGCAGGCCGTCGGCATAGCCCTTCGCCCGCGTGCCGCGGAGGTCACGCACGATCTGGTCGGTGGTGCGACCCTCGACAAAGCCTTGCGCCACCACCTGGCGGATCTTCTTGGCCTTTCCAGCCTTCTGGTCGGCAATCCACTGCTTCAGGAGGCCGCCTTGGAAAGGCCTGGCCATCGCGGCGGCATAGACCTGATCCACGCTCACCACGGCGACCGGCACAGGCTGCGGCATCACGTCGCGCAGAGTGGTCGACTGGAAATCGACCTCGTAGCCGGCGAAGTCGCGCAGCTCGGCGGTCAGGTCGCGCTCGACCTGGTTGTAGGCCTGGACGTTGGTCGCCCGGACGCTGCCAAGCAACGATTCGAGGCGGTCCACGGCGAAGGTGCTTGGCTCGACCTGGGCCAGGGCCGCGGTCAGTTGCTCGAACAGGCGCTCATCGCTGCGGTTCAGCACCGCGATGATCTTGTGGACCACGCTGGCGCTGTACTGGCGAAGGTCGACCTCGTGACTTATGGCCGCATCGCGCAGCCGCTCATTGACCGTTTCCGCCATCGCCGTTGCCAGGGTTGTTCGGGTCCTGCAGACCCAGCGTGCCGAGCGGCGGGCCCTGCTCTTCCACGGCCGCCAGTTCCGTCTCCGGGTCGATGTCCGCCGCCAACATGCCGCGGCGCTGCTGCTCGCGGATCGCTGTTTCCTTGGTGATCAAGCCGGCCTGCTGCATGGTGACGATCAGCTGCGCGCTGGCGTCGGTAAGCGTGGCCGCGCCGAAGTCCTTGAACAGGCTGATGTGACCACCATCGGGCAGCTTCACCCATGCGGCCATGAGCTGCAGCACCTGGTCGATGCCGTCTTCGGTCGATTCGACGATGCGCTGCAGGTCGGATTTGTTGCCCTCGGCATCGTTGTTCGATTGCGTCGCGGACTTCTGGTCGCCGGGCTTCATGACGAGCAGTTCGGCGCCGGTGGTGACCATCTGGTCCTCCAGGCGTTCCAGGCTCGTCTGGCCGGCCTCGATAGCCGCACCGCTGTGCTCGACGTACTTCAGGTCGCCGTCTTTCGGCAGGCGCACCGCGGCGGAACCGCCGACCGTCAGCTGGGTCCCGCCCTGGCCATCAGCACCCACCTCGTCTGCGCCGATCATGGCCAGCACCGGCACCCGGGCGACGTGCAGGATCGTGTCCTGGTCGCTCTGGCTCTGCCAGTGCTTCACGTTCAGGTAGGCAAGGTCTTGGAGCGGAGACACGCCGCACATGAAGCCCTTCTTCTTGCCGTAGAACGGGACGAAGGGAATCATGGGCAGGCTGGTGACGCCGCCGCCTACCAGGGTGTATTCCTCGTCCTTTTTCTCCGGCTCTTCCCACAGCTGGAACAGGCCCGGCGTCAGGACACGAACGCGCTTCACGCATTTGGTGCCGAACTCGCCGTCTGGCACCTCGGCTGTTTCGGCGAGGCGCAGCTGGGTGAGGCGTGTGACGCCACCGATGCGCTCGGTCTGCCAGCCCAGGATCTGGTGGTGACGGATCAGCACCAGGTAGGGCCGCACGCCCAGGGCACGCTCGTCGGCGCGCGTCCTGGCCGCATCGCCCACGGTCGGATAGTCCACCAGCACGCCGCACAGTCCATAACCCAGAGCCTCGGCCAGCAGATCAGCTGCGAAGCTGTGCAGGTTGTCGCCCTGCTGGTCCGCGTCATCGCACCATTCCACGATGTTGGCCGGCACGTCGTCGCCGAGCGTCAGTTGCTTCGAGAATGGCTTCCCGCTCATCACTGAGATCGTGCGCGCCAGGGCCGGGAAGAGCGTGGCGGTGGCCAAGCGTGCGGCATAGCTCACCGGATCCTCGTTCGGCCACTTGGGCAGGAACTGCGCGCCCGCCTTTCGCATGGCTGCCGTGCCGCCGAGGAGCGCTTCGACGATGGGCCATTCCTGGGCCATCGCCTGCACCTCCTGCGATTGGTCTTGTACCTTCAGGGCCATGGCTTCCTTACATGCGCAGCGGAGACACGCTCGCCACGCGCTTGACGACCGGCCAAGTCTTCACGATGAAGTAGCCGCCGGCGTCGTTCTGGTGATCGAAGCCACCCTTCTTGTCGGGCTCGCCCTTGTCGTCGTAGACCTGGCGCTCCAGGGACATGACGAAGCCGGGGCACTTGCTCGTGTTGACCAGCAGGCGCCGCTCGTCGTAGGTGTTGCACAGCATCGCGTTGACGCTGTTGATGCGGTCCTTGACGCCCGGATTCGTGCGGTCGACCACCACGGTGAAGCCCGCGTCTCTCAGCAACTTCAGGTCGGACTCGCTGGCGTTGCTGCTCTTGCGGTTCTGGCCCGAGGCGTCCGGGTAGACCGAGATGCCGTGGTCCGGGAAACGCTTCTTGATCGCCACTACCATCGCTGGCGTGTCGAAGACATCCTTGAACTCGTCTACTGCGCGCGGCAAGCCGTCACGCACCACGAAGACCACCGCAGCCATCTTGCCGACGTTGAAGTCCATGCCGATGTGCAGCGCATCGCCCGGCTTGACAGCGTCGTCGGTGTGATTCTTTCGGCGATCGAAGCAGTAGTAGACGACGCCCTGGTAGTTCTCGAAACTGGCGTCGTATTCCTGGCGGAAGGTCCGCGGGTCCATCGTGCGGCGGGCCGCATCAATCTCGGACTCGGGCACGTTGCCGCCCTGCAGCGACGTATAGAGCCAACTCTTGCAGTCAGCCTGCCGGCAGTCCTGGCCGTCCAGGTAGGTGTCGTAGCAGTGGTTGAAGCCCTTGGGCGTGCCGATGCGCAGGACGTGGCCACCGATGCGGAGCACGCCATCCACGAAGAACTTGCAGGTCGACAGCATCGGCCGCAGCACCTCTTCCCAGGCCGCCCACGGGCAGTCCGCCCATTCGTCGATCAGCAGGAAAAACAGGCCCGAGCCGCGCAGGTTGTCGTAGTTGTCCAGCCCGACGATCCGCAGCACATGCCCGGTCGTCAGGGTGATGGAGCATTCCGTCTCGTTCGGCCGCGCCGCGCGCCATGAGCTGGGGATCGCCTGCTTCAGCCGCCGCCAGAAAACCCGCTTCGCCTGCTTGAACGTCGGCGCCGCGTACCAGATCTCGTCCTCGACGCTGACGTTCCACTGCATGGCCAGCCTGGCCGCGCGCCGCATCTCAGCCTTGCCGAGGAATGTCTTGCCGAAGCGCCGGCCGCAGACCGCATCGCGGAAGCGCGCCGCCTGCTGCCAGCCCCACACATAGATGTTCGCCTGCTTCGGCGTGAGGTCGACCGGGCCGTCAGAGGATCGGACTTGCTGGAGCATCTTCGTCCGGCCTCAGCAGCTTGTAATCCTGCGCGGGCGTCTTGTCTTCGGCGCTCGGACCCTTGGGCGCATCGAGGCGGCGATTCACATAGGCATCGCCCACCTCTTTGGCCGCCTGCTCCAGCACTTGCAGGGTCAGCGCCATGTTGCGCATGCCCTCGGCCTTCTGCGCTAGGCGGGCCAAGACGCGGAGCCGAAAGGTGCGGTTGGCGATGGGCACCTCGGTGGCGCCGGCCTTCCAGTCGATCCGGGTCTGCTGGAACAGGTCCCGCCATTTCCGGCTGAGCCCGCGGCCAGCCATCTTGGTCGGGTCGTACTTCTCTACCTGCTGGCGCGGCACCGTCAGGCCGAACTCGAGGTTGACCGCTTCGGTGACCTGCATCGGCGTGTCGTAGCACGCCAGCGCCTGGACGATGAACTGCTTCACGTCCTCCGACAAAGCCGCCATAGAGGTCCCCTCGTCAACCCGTGGTCAACCTAGGCGGCCCGCAACAGGCAAGTCCCGCAAGCTCCTGCAATGTTCGACCGCGTTACTTCAGGCTGACCGCGCGCCGCGGCGGCAAGCTGGGCGATAGCCCCACTAGGATCACCGACACCGTAGCGCCGGACCACGCCGATGAACTCTTCGACGTCATGCCCGCGGATGCACAGCTTCGGCATCCCCTCCTTGGTAAAGGCCGGGGCGCCGAACTCGTCGCGCTTGTGGGCGACGTGGTAGAGCTCGTGCTCCACCAGTGCGCACCAGTCGGCGTCGCTGCAGGTGGCGCAGTAGCTGGCGTCCAGGGTGATTAGGAAGCCGGGTACTCGGCCGAACCAGTCGGTCAGCTGCTCTTCCTGGCGGGCCTTCTGCCAGCCACCGGAGCGGATCATCACCTCTTCGGCCTGGCCGATCACCGACCGCGTCTGGCGGACGAAGCCGCGGGGCGCCCAGAGGAACTCCAGGTCGGCCTGGTCGAGGTGCCGGTGCTCGGGGTTGTGGATCCGGCCCTCGGATGCGAGCACCTCGGCATTGACCCACACGCCGACTTCGGGCGCGGGCCGGAAGTGATCCAGGCCGACGGGCGGCAGCGGGCGCTTGGCGATGGTCTTGCCCATGCGCATCCTTGAAGGGCCTGGCACACCGCCAGCGTCCTGCGGGAGGTGCAGGCTGGATAGCTGGTGGTGGTCCGGGGCGGAGGGTTCTTGCTCACCCAGCCGCTGGAGCGAAGGGTCGTCAGCGCGGACATGATCTCCGGCATCTCTGAGTGGTGGAGCGAGTCCGGCTGACGACAAGGGGTTGCGGTGGCTGGATTCGAACCAGCGGCCTCTGGGTTATGAGCCCAGCGCGCTACCAGGCTGCGCTACACCACGATATGGAGCATCCCGAGGGAATTGAACCTTGCTCTGCGCGGCTTGGAAGGGCGGCGACACGGCCTGTGTGCTGGGATGCAGAAACGAAAAAGCCACCGCGTGGGTGGCTTGAAATTCGGGGCGAGTTTCTCTATCGAGGTCTGCCGCAGTCGCTACTGGCTTGGCCAGGCTGTAGCTGCGGGCGTTCAACAGAGGGTCGCCGGGCGAGAGGGTCAGCGCCCTCTGCAATCGTCGACTGCAATTCTAATTTCGGTCCATGGAGATGCGCAAGCGCTTTCCGATCTGATCGCGTGCGCGCTGGACACAATCGTCCATGAAGTTGGCCAGCCGGCGGCCGGCCTGCCCGTGAGGCGACTCGCGCAGGCCAGTCCCCTGACAGGCGCGGCAGGCCTTTCCGTTGTGTCGGCCGGTGCCCTCCGCCACCTGGTACTTCGTGCCCTTGCACACCGGGCAGGGCTGAGACAGCCACCAGCGCAGCACGCCGACGGCCACCTCTTCCGGCTGCTCGACCTTCCAGACGGTGAGCTGCAGGGCCAGTTGGGCCCGTACATCAGGCAGCGACTTCAGCTTCTGCAGCAGCAGGCCGGTTTCATGCAGGTTGAAGGCGTGGGCCTGGGCGCCGGCAGCATGGCGGCGGTCGCGTGGCTTCCCAGTGGTGCCGGCCAGGAAGTCGGCGGCCGTGGCCATGCGGACCTTCTCGGCACCGTCGAATTCGCTGTGCAGGCGCAGCAGCGCGCCGCCGATGCGGCTCTTCGACCAGCCGGCCGCGATCAGGATGTCGGCGTCTCCGCGGCGATCCGCCTCGACCCGAAGGTTTGAGGACATCGTCGCGCTGGTGTAGGCCTCTTCGGTGGTTCGTTTTTCGTCGTTCAGCATATGGCCTCCAGGGCTTTGTTTCGTGCCGCCTGCACGCGCGGCGGGGCTTCTTCAAATCGGTTTTTGTTGCAGGGCGTCCCGGGGCCGAAAGTGCGGGCCTTCCGGAAGTGGCCGACCTCCTTTGCGCAGGTTCCCATGCCATGCATGCGCATGGGCGAGCCCTGCAGCTCCCAGTGGGCGCAGGCGCTGCAGTTCACGCTGTGGCTCCTGCTGGGCCGAAAATCATGGCGACGGACCAGTCGCGCCTCGCCGGCTGCGGGCGATAGCAGTAGGTGCGCGGGGCGCGAGTTGGCCGAGGGGCGGCACGTTTCGCCCTTGCCGTCGTGGTCGCTACCGGGCGCGCTTCGGACATAGGACGCGGCGCATCCGGGCCGGCGCCGAGGGCATAGATCGCCACGATGTTCGCGCGGCGCTTCTCCCACCGGGTCACATGGATCTCGGCGCGGATGTGCTGGAAGTACCGGAGCATGGTTCCGCGGTGGATGCCGATGGCCTTGGCCACGTCGGCGATCGCCTGAGGCTTGGCCGCGAGCCGGCGGCGGAGGCTGGTCAGCCGCGCGCGGTTTATGTCCGTGGAGAAATTCAGAACCGTGGTGCTCATGGGGCGTCCTGCGCTACCGGCGTGGCATTGAGTTGATCGAGGGCCCACTGGGCAGCCTTGCGGTCGGCTTCGGGCGCGGCGGCGTCTTCCGCGATGCGGCGCCAGGCCAGCACCTGCTGCAGGTGAGCGCCCATAAAGCGCTGTGCGCGCTGGGCGCCGGTGGCGCTGTAGCTGCTGTCCAGCCAGGTGTGGCAGCGTGCACAGCCCCAGACCGAGTAGCAGTCGTCGGCCTTGCGGTGGCCGCCCTTCTCGTGGATTGAGAGGTTGGAGTGGCAGGCCACGGTGGTCTCCGGGTCGCCGTTGCAGACGCCAGGCACGCGCAGCAAGCACGGGCGGCCGGCGGCCATGGCCAGCAGCTGCGGGTTGCGGCGGGCCACGGTCTTGGGCTGCGCGGTGAGCTTGGCCGGGCCATAGCTCCCTCGCGGGACGGTTGACATCGACCGGAGCCAGGCTTCCTGGAACTCCGCCGTGATGGCCTCCGCTCGCTCACGCCGCGGCCGTGAAGGCGTTGCGAAGCCCGTTCTCTTCATGGGTGTGCTGCGGTTCATTCGCCGAAGTTCCCCAGGATGGTCTCCAGCACATCCAGGCGCTGGGTGACGGACAGGTGCTTCCACAGCGTCTTGCCGGCGTGCTCGGTCCGCAGGAAGTCGATCGCGTCCCCATGGAATTTCTCCATGTCGCCCTGCTCCAGCTTCGAGTAGCTGATCGAGCGCGGCACCGGTATCACGCCGCCCTTTGGGCCCGGGTACCAGTCCACGAAGCCGCTGCCGACCTTCAGCCAGGTGCGGAACGCCTCGAAGGTTTCGAACTTGTCCTGCGCCTCGAAGAGCACCTGCTCCAGGGCCATGTGCTTGCGGTGGAACCAGCCGAGCCGCGCCTGGTGGGTCTTGATGTCGATCATCTCGCCGGGCTCCAGCTTGAAGACCCGGTTCCAGAAGCGGCGCCACTGTCGGCGGCCTGTGCCACCCAAGCCGTCCACGATGCTGAAAATGACCCGGCGGGCGACGACGCGATCCGCTTCGGTGATTTCAGTCGCCTCTTGGCGCACAAGTGTGATGTCAGCCATGGTTGACCTCCTTGCGCTCGCGCCGATCTACCATGACCATTGGGGAATGCACTGCCCCATCCACGCTCACGGCTACACGTTTTTCCCAAGAGCGGGGAAAATCGAAGGGCGCTGGCAGGGCGTTTTGCACATTCGAGAGGGGCGCGAACCCCTCTTGTTGCATATCTGTCTGAGTGGACGCGCCACGGAATTCGCCGCCTTGATGGACGCTCGTACTGAGGCCTTGAACTTGGCAACCAACCTGCGGGAATCCCGCTAGGCAGCAAAGTTTTTCTTCACGCCACCCCGTCAAATCGCTGCAGCTTGTGAAATGCGCTCTTGCTTTGGTGTAAAGCGCATCACATGAAATACTTTCGAGATGCTGCCCTTCAGACATGTGCGCGGATACACCCTTTTCCCGAGAACGACTCGTATCGCGCAGGGATGGCGCGCAACCATTCATGTCGTCGGAGATCGCGGCGTCTGCACCGAGCACACCGCTCCGGGCTTCTATGTGACCGAACTTGACGCCCGTGACGCAGCGACTATTGAGGCGGCAGGTCTCGCCAACATCCTGCTCACGATGAGATAGCACCTCGATAGCCACCATCCACTCGCCTGGCTTGCTGCGGCGCTGCTCGTAGGCCCAAGTGATGGACGGGTCTCGGTCGTCGCGGCCAAGCCATGCGGCGACCTGGTCCACCGGTGCCTTGAGGCTGGCGCGCAGGTTGTCGTGGGCATCCAGGCCCGGGCCCGGTGAGATTCGGCACATGGTCACGATCACTGGGCCGGCCGGCGGCTTGTGCAGCGCGAGCAGCCAGGCCACCGCATGGCGCTCGGCCTTCACGCGGCGGGCACGGGCGTGGTGATGCTCGCGGTCGTTCTGACCGGTGCCGGTGCGCAAGGGGACGAGCACCTTCATCGGGCATTCCCCACGTACGCATGCCCATGGACGCGAGTACAAATCTTGCTGCAGATCCTGGAATGCAATGGGAATGGGGAGCCAACCATGGTTGAAGGACCGATACATGCGCGCTCGTGGGGCGCCAATCCGCTCAAGGAGCGCGACGAGACAATCGCCGTGCTCGATGCCTGGGGCGACTTGAAGCCGCGGGCCCGCGAATGGCCGCGGCCGCATCGCGGTCGATGGGTGGCCGGGGCACTCGCCATCGCGGCGGGTGCGGTCGGCACCTCAGTGGCCTTTCCGGGCGTGGTGATGGCGCTGTTTGGCAGCTGATTCACTGGGCACCGCCGATCGTGGGCAGACCGCGCAGCGCCTGGTCGGCCACCGACTGGTATGTGATCGCGGTCTTCCCGGCACCGCCAGCCTGGAACACGCGCAGCGCACGCTTCGGGTCGCCGATGAAGGCGGGCTCCGGCGCCGGCAAGCCGCGCTTCGCCAGCATGGCAGCGTTGTCCGGGCCCGCCGCGCCCTTCAATAACCGCGGATAGTCGAACTCGCCGCGCTCGGTGTAGGCGCGGTGGGCGGCCTGGAACCGGTGCTGCAGGTAGCTCAGCTCGGCCAGCTCGGTGCGGCAGAGCTTCGGCCAGCCGCCGCAGTCCTCGACTGCCGCATGGATCGCCGGGTCATCGAACACCACATCGCTGTACGCGCCAACGCGGCTCATCGCGTCGTGCACCTTGCCCCAGGCCAGCGCGGCGCGGTCGGTCGCGGTGCCGGCCAGGATGCGCACCACGTCAGCCACCTTGGGAGCGAATTGGCCGTGCTCCGCATCCGTGGCGTGGCGCTGCATGGCCGTCTTCACCTGCTCCAGCCCGAAGCCTTGGCAGGCGCCCCACCAGGTGTCGAGGAGGAAGGCGCTGGTGTCCTGGCGGTAGTACGCCATGACGTCCTTCACGAGCTGGCCGAACTCGGCTTTTTCACGCTGCAGCATGGGTTTCTCCTTTGCTCGCCCAGGCATCGACCACGGCTTGGCCACGCGCCTCCAGGGCCTCCTGCTTGTTGGGGGCCAGGCGCTGGCCGGATTGGCGCTGGCATGTGGCCTTGAGGTATTCGCGGGCGTCAGCCGGCTGAGCGGTCACGGCGGCGGCAACGGCCTGCTGCACGACCGGGAAGGTGTAGTCCTGGACCAGCTTGCCCATGAAGGTCCGGCACTGCGACGGGGGGCAGCCGCCCTGCTCCAGCACCGACACGGCGGCTCGCCACAGCTCGGCCTTGGCCATTTCCTCGGGCGTCTTGGTCGGCGGGGCTGGCGGCGGTGGTGGTGGTGGGGTTGGGGTCGGAGCTGCGGCAGGCGACGGCGCGGCCGGGGCCGCAGCCGGCGACCCGCCGTCCGTACCGTCAGGTACGGAATGATTGGGTTTGGTAATGGGATTGGGATTGGGAGCTTGTGAGTCGCTTTTTTCTGGGTTCCCAGGAATAACCGGCTGGGTTTCTTCTGGGTTTCCCGCCGGTTTGCTCTTTGGAGGACGTCCGCCCTTTTTCCCGTTCACTCGGGCGCGTTCTGCGGCTTCTCGCGCCTTCACGATTTCCACTTCGCAGCGGGAGTGAATCCAGCCCGCATCGGTTAGCCGAAAGAACTCGTTCAGAACGGTATCGACAGCGGCGCGCTCATCCTTGGACGAGGCGCGCACGAGACGGCAAGCCTTTGGGATCTCCGCAGGGATCGCCTGCTCGCGGCTGTAATAGACGTCGAGCAAACGTCGATAGGCGCAGTCCTCAAGCCACGAAAGATGTGCTGTGGCAGTTAGGTAGTCGCCAATGTGGTGTGGGTAGAAATTCACCGAGCCCACTCCTCAGGGCGCCGAGCACCCTTTGAGCGGTTGCACGGTTTGCAAGCGGTCTTGAGGTTCTCCATGGACGTCGCGCCGCCCAGCCTGACGGGCACGACGTGATCGGCTTCAAGCCGAACACCATTGGCGCCGCAGTACTGGCAGGTGTACTTATCGCGGGCAAAGACGGCTGCACGGATTTCCGCCCAAGCTCCGCTTTCAATCTCGAGCCGGCGATTGATCTTTCTGGCGGTCGCCTCCTTCTTCGCCCAAGCGATCAACGCCTTCTCCGAGACCACCGGGTGGTAGAGCCGGCCATCGCTGCAGAGCACCCAGCCGCGCAGGGCGCCGGACCTCACGTCCTTCCATGCCTTGTCGATTTTTCCGCGCTGCTGGTAGCCCGCCTGCTTGGCGATCCACATGTCGTCATCAGGGATGGATGCGGCCGGCACCTGGTGCCAGGAGGCGGCCCAGATCAGCACCGCGGCCCAGCAAGCCTCTGGCGTCTCGTTCGAAGCCAACTCGGAATCGCGCAGGCGCGCGACATCCAGCGGCATGAAGGGGAAGTCCTGTAGGTCGCAGCCGGCCGGCGTCATGGGTGCTGGGCAATCGCTCAAGCGCACCTCGCATAGATCCGACCGCCGGCCGTGCCATGACCGAACATGCGGCGGCACTCGGCCACCGCGCGGATCTCGCCTTCGCGCAGGGCGCGGGCATAGATGGAGCCGAAGGCGCGGCGCTCGCCCGGGTCAATGCCGGCGGCCACACAGGCCACGGTCACCAGCTCGCCAGAGATCGGGCCGTGCTCAGCGATGTAGTCGAGGACGAAGACATAGGCGCGCTCGGCGAAGTTCGGGCAGATGCCCTCGGCCTTCTCGGTGGCCAGGGTCGCGCCGACCACGCCGGCAGCACGCGAAGCGTCCATGGGGATAGGCAAGGGCATGCCGAGCTGCAGCTGGTGGGTGTTCATCGTTTGGCGCTTTTCCGTAACGCAAAAGTTCTCAGCGCCGTCGCATGGGCAGAACGCGTGCGCCAGGCACGGGCGGCCGGCGATACCGGCGCTGCAGCTCCTGCTGCGCGAGTCGGGTGGCGGCCTGATCGACCGTGATGCCTTGGGAGGTCGCGTACTGCGACAGCGCCGCGGCTTCGGCATCGGTCAACTCGACGGGGCTCGTCTTCGGGGGTGGTGGACGACGCACTGCGGGTCATTTCCGTAACGGACGCGTCACGAAGCAAGCGCTCGCAAGTTGGCGCCGCTCTCTTGAGAATCGCCACCATGGACACGCCGCAACCCTTCCAGCACCAGCTCGCGCAGATAGGCGGATTTCTGCATCCCGTTGAACTCGGCAGCGGCTTCCGCCATGCGGTCCTCGGTTTCGTTCAGGGAGAGATTCACGCGCTTCGCACGGATGTGGGTCGGGTCGGCGTACATAGCTGGTGGTCGTTCGGGTGGGTTGAGTTGGTGGGCCTGGCGCCTCAGGCGCCTAGGAGGTCGCGCACAAACAGCGCGATGGCGGCGCCCGCGAAGGCGATGCCGAAGAAGGTCCTGGCAGCGATGCGCAGGCGATGGGTGAAGGTCCGGCGGTCCATGTCAAAACCCGGCAGCGGCGTGGCAGACGCCATAGACCAGGCCGACGACGGCCAGGAAGTCGAGACGGCGCATGGGGTGGTGCCCGCTCAGGGTGCGGATGCAGCGGCTTGCGCAGATGGCGAAGAGGGCGAGGGCCATAGGTCAGGCGCCTCTGCAGAAGATGGCGTCCGCCTTCGCAGGCCATACGATGGAGGTTGCTACGCAACCATCACCTTTGAAGGCGGACATGAAACGGGACATGGACTTGGTGAGACGAATCCTTCTGGCCACCGCAGAACTGCCGCCCGAGGGGCAGCTCAAGGGACTCGACGGCGTGCCGCAACCGGAATTCGTCATCCACGCGATATGGCTGGCAGAAGCCGGCTTGGTGAGAGCGATCACCTCCGACAAGGCCCTGTCGTCGGAGTACGCATTCATCCTGCGGCTGACCTGGGCCGGCTGCGACTTCACGGATGCAATCCGCAGCGACACGCTTTGGGCGAAGGCCAAGAGCACAGTGTTGAAGCCCAGCATGTCATTCACCTTCGACGTTTTGAAGGATTGGCTCAAAGCCGAGATCGCGCAGGGCTTGCCGACCCTCCACCGACTCACTCAGTAGCGAGCGCAAGTCGATCGCGGCTGCGAGAAGGCCCTGCTTTGCACCGTCCAGCGCCGCGACGTGGGTCGCGCTCACCGGTGCCGCCAGCACTGAACCAGCCTGGCGGAACCACAGGGATGCCAAGCCAGCGGCGGAACGCGCAAGGTGTACGGAAGGCATCAGGCCCCCTGCCCTGCGGGCTCGGCGGCGGGCAGCGGGGCCAATCCGTAGACCTGATCCAGCGTGATCTCCAGGCCCCGCGCCTTCGAGAACTCGAGAAGCCGCTTGGCGGCATCGGGCGGGACGGTCTGGCCGGTCTCGTAGTTGCCGACGTTCCCTTGCGTGCAGCCGATGCCGTCCGCAAGGGCCTGCTGCGTTACGCCGAGGCGCTTGCGAATGGCTTTGATGGTGCTCATGGCGTAAGTATCAGCGGCGCTGATTCATCTGTCAATCAGTGCCGCTGATTCTTTTGGTCACAGGGAAACGATCCTCCGCCCCATGAACGAACGCAAAGCCACTATCACGCCGGAACACCGGCAGGAAGCTGCCGCGCTGAAGGCTATCTACGACCAAGTGCGCCCAGCAAATCAGGGAGAGTTCGGCAAGGCCCACGACATAGGTGGGCAGACGATGGTCGCGAACTATCTCAATGCCCACTCCCCGCTGAACCTCAAGGCCGCTACCGGCTTCGCTCTAGGCCTCGGATGCAAGATCAGGGACTTCAGCAAGCGCCTGGCGGCCGAAGCGCACAAGGCAGCGGAGGCGGCTGGCGTTGTCGGTGCCGACGAGGATTTCGTCGCCGTGCCTAGGCTTACCGTTTCCGCTGGAGCAGGACCAGGCCGGATTCCAGGGGTGGTCGAAGAAGATGGGGCACTGCAATTCCGCTTTGAATTTCTTCGCGCAGTTTCGTTGCCCCCAAAGATGCTGCCATTATCAATGTCCGTGGCGCAAGCATGGAGCCGACAATCAAAGACGGGGCCGTGCTGCTCATCAACAAAGCGGACAAAACCCCACGCGACGGTCACATTTATGCGTTTGTAAAAGGCGACGAGATTCTCGTAAAACGTTTCAGACAACGAGGCGATTCTTGGTACGCAACGTCCGATAACGGCAATGCAGACATCTTCTTAGATGGCCTAGCGCAGATCATCGTAGAGGGTCGCGCCGTGTGGATGGGCGCGAAGCTCTAGTCTTCGAACGCCGCAGATCCATAACCTTAATCACCGCCATGACCAAAAAAAGAATTTCAATCGCCCTGGTTGCACTGGCGTTAATAATCGGAATTTACGCAGTTTCACCATATTTTGTCCTCTGGCGAATTCAGCGCGCAGCAAAGGCCAATGACTCGAACTACATTTCTGAACACGTCGATTTCCCTGCGTTGCGAGAGCAATTGCGCGTGCAATTGACGGTTGCGATGACCTCTCGCATGGATCGCGAACTAGCCGGAAACCCTTTTGCGGGACTGGGTCAGATGTTTGCTCTTTCGATGATCAACACGATGGTCGACACGATGGTCACCCCAAGCGGCCTAGCTGCGATGGTGAAGAACGCAAGCCCGAGCGTTTCGACTGCCCGAAATGGAGCGACGGGCGTCCCAGAGACGCAGACAGGCATCAACGGTGACGAGCCAAAGCTGTCGATCAAGTACGCTGATCTGGATGAGGTCAGGGTATCCCCGGAATCCGCCGAAGGCGCCTTCATCTTCAGGCGGGATGGCTGGTTTCACTGGAAGTTGGTTGGCATCGACATTGCCCGCAGTGGACCCCGATAGCGCTGGAGCACCAGTTCGCAACTTTAGAAATGCCGCCCAACCGGGCGGCATTGTTGTTTGGCACCTAACGAACGCGCGATCAGCGCCGCTGTTACAAAATACACGCAAAATAAATCAGCGCCGCTGATTGACACAACAATCAGCGGCGCTGATACTGCGTTCCATCAACCCGATGGAGCGCACCTTGCAAACCACCCCCTCCCCCGCCAGCCACCCCGCACACATCCAGCGCCGGCCTGCCATTGCCGTGCGCAGTACCGCCGAGTCCCTGGCCCGCGAATACGCGCAGACCACGGCCGAGCTGGCTATGTTCTCCGACGACCCGCGGTGCGCCGATCTGCTTGCGGCCTTGTCCGCTGAAGCTTGCGGCATGCGGGCTCAAGCAGCCGCCATGGGGGTGCTCCTCTCATGAATACCGAAGCCTTCATCGCCCGCCGCGAGGTGCTGCACCTCATGGTCACGGAAGGCGGCGCCTTCGCCCATCACATCGCCAAGGCCTGGCTGACTGCTGACCCTGCCAACAGCGCCCGCCTGGCCGCCGCGTTCGGTGACCTCTACGCCTACTACGCGGCTCAGCTGCCCGCCGAGGTCAGGCCATGAGCGACCTCGACGACACCGACTTCAACGAGTTGCAGAACCGCGACCGTGCCGCGCGCTGGCACGACGCAGCCTTGCTGCGCCACCCCGATCCGCGCGATCCGGACCACCCGGACTGTGACCGCGACGAAGACGAAGAAGGCGAGGCCGCCAATGGGTGAGTACGCCGACATGATGCTCGAAGGCGAGCTGTGCCATGGCTGCGGCGTCGCGCTGCACGGCAAGCCCACAGGCGAGCCGACCTTCTGCAGGTCCTGCCAGAAGGAAGCCAATATCGCCCGGAATCAAGCAGAGGGTGCGGCCGCTAAGAAGGCGCCCTGCCCTACCTGCGGGAAGCGCGTCCGGCTGGTCGGCATGGCCGACCACCATCGCGATGTTCACAGCGGAGCGGCTCAACCGAGCACTGTGAAGCGCGCATTGCCTGCGGAACGTCCAATTTCCGTCCAGGGCTGCGTGTCGGGCATCACGCTCGATCGCATGAAAGCGCTACGGGCCAAGGCGCTGCACCAGCTCGATTTCGGCAGCCACGGCCGGCACGTTCAGATCGACGCGAGCGAGTTGCTGGAGCTGCTGACCATCGCAGACGCGGTGCCAGCTCTGCTGGCGGCGCTGCGTGACCTCGCGACCTACGACGGCTACGACACCGAATACGACGGCCGGATGCTGCAGATCTGCCCTTCTTGCGGAAAGCAAGACGGGGAACATGCATCGACGTGCCAGTTCGTCGCAGCCCGCGCCGTGATTGCCAAGCTCACCGGGAGCGCCTCATGACCCGCTGCCGCATGGACCTCGTCACCGAGCCCATGGGCGCTGGCGCGACGAACCGCTCACCGGTCCCGTGCTGCCATGGCCAACGCCTCCACGCTGGCATCAACCTGGGCGTCGCCTGCGGACGCATGCAGGTTTTGGCACACGAATGTCGTCCGGCCGTACTCGCTGACGATGTCCACGCAGCCCTGCCAAGGCGCGTCATCCCGACCCGTCGCCCTTTGCCGGGCGTACGGGAAGTAGGTGGCGAAGCGGCCCGGGATTATTTCGAGCATGCCGGAAGTGTCGAGCCACCTCGTGACAACCACAAGCACATGACCCGGATGCAGGCGTGGGGCCTGACTGTGCTGCTGGCCGCCGCCCTGCTGGCCGGTACCGCCACCAACTGCGACACCGAGGCCGACCAGGCCACGGCCGACACCGTTGCTGCCCGCGCTGCCGAGGCCGAAGACCTGCAGCTGGCCGTCTACGTGGCCGAGCACGACGCCGTCCGCTCCCAACACCCCAGCGCCGCGGAGCCTGTGCGCCGCCGGCATCCGTCCGCCCTCCCCGAAAGCGACCAATGAACGCCAGTACCCAATCCGAAACATCGGCGCTTGCCGTGCGCAGTGCGTCCGCTGGCGCACTGCTGATGGACGACGCCAGCATGCAGCGCCTGGAGCGCCTAAGCGACCTCATGGCGGCCGGCAAGGTCACGGTGCCGCAGCACCTCCGCGGCAGCGCCGGTGACTGCTTCGCCATCGCGCTGCAGTCCATGCAGTGGGGCATGAACCCCTTCGCGGTGGCCCAGAAGACGTTCCTGGTGAGCGGCGTTCTCGGCTACGAGGCGCAACTGGTGGCTGCGGTGATCAACAGCAGTGGCGCCGTGCAGGACCGCTTCCACTTCGAGTGGTTCGGCGAGTGGACCAAGATCGTCGGCAAGTTCAAGGAGGTCGAGTCCAGGACCAAGAAGGACGACAACGGCCATCCGAAGAAGTACATCGTGCCGGCCTGGCAGCAGGCCGACGAGCACGGCCTGGGTGTTCGCGTCTGGGCCACGATCAAGGGCGAAGCTGAGCCGCGTGTGCTGGAGATCTTGATGACCCAGGCCCGCACCCGCAACAGCACGCTGTGGACGGAAGACCCGAAACAGCAGATCGCATACCTGGCGCAAAAGCGCTGGGCCCGCCTCTTCACCCCCGACGTCATCCTGGGCGTCTACACGCCCGACGAGCTGGGCGAGCCCGCCGAGCGATTCATGGGCATGGCCGAGGTGGTCGGGGCGCCGCCGCCCCCTCCTCCGCCAGCCGCACCCGAGGCCTGGCCTGATGAAGCCTTCAAGGCCCGCATGCCGAAGTGGCAGAAGGCCGTGGACAACGGCAGCGGCCCCGATGAAATCATCAGCTTCGCCGAGAGCAAGGGCCTGCTGAGCGAAGACCAGAAGGCCGCCATTCGCGCGCTTAAGCCCACAGCGGTGGCCACCGTGAAGGTCACCTATGCCCAGGTCGCCGACGGCATCCGTCTCGCCACCAACCTCGATCAGCTGGCCACCGCCGCCGATCTCATCGGCGAGGTTTCCGACCCCGAGCAGCGCAAGGAGCTGACCGCTCAGCACGACGCCCGCCACTTCGACCTGTCCTGAGGAACCACCATGCAAACACACAAGCTTCAACAAGGCACACCGGAGTGGCACGCCCATCGTGCCCAGCACTTTAATGCCAGCGATGCGCCAGCCATGATGGGCTGCTCGCCTTACGAAACGCGCACGCAGCTTATCCATCGGCTCGCGACGGGCATTGCGCCGGAAGTCACGGCCGAGATGCAGCTGATCTTCGCCGAAGGCCATCGCTCCGAAGCGCTCGCCCGGCCGCTGGCCGAAGACATCGTCGGGGACGACCTTTACCCGGTGACCGGCACCAACGGAAAGTATTCCGCTTCCTTCGACGGGCTGACCATGGACCGGGCAGACGCCTTCGAGCACAAGAGCCTGAACGAGCTTTTGCGCGCTGCGATGGTCTCCGGTTGCACGGGTGCCGACCTTCCTCTGCTCTACCGAGTGCAAATGGAGCACCAGCACCTGGTTTCGAACGCGAGCCGCACGCTGTTCATGGCGTCCAAATGGCGCGGCGATGAGCTCGTCGAAAAACGTGAGGCCTGGTACGTGACGGACCCGCAGCTGCGCGCCCAGATCGTCGCCGGTTGGGCGCAGCTCGAAGCCGATGTTGCGGCCTATGTGCCGATGGAAGTTGTAGCAAAGGTTGTGGCTGCACCCGTGCAGACCTTGCCGGCCGTACAGGTCCGCCTCAGCGGTTCCCTGGCGGTGGCGTCCAACCTGCCCGAGATCAGCGTGGCGCTGCGGGCCTTCATCGGTCGCATGGTCGAGAAGCCCAGCAACGATCAGGAATTCGCCAACGCGGACGCCGAGTGCAAGGCGCTCAAGAAGATCGAGGATGCGCTGGATTCGGCCGAGGAAGCCGCGCTCGGCGAACTGACGGACGTCGATGCGATGCGCCGCCTGAAGGCCGAACTGCATGCACTGGCACGCACTACCCGGCTTGCCCGCGAAAAGATCGTCGAGGCTGAAAAGAAGAACCGCAAGACCAAGATCGTGTTCGATGGTCATGCAGCCTTAAAGGCGCACGTCGACGCACTCAATGTCCGCCTCGGCAAGCCCTACATGCCGGAGGCTGCAGCCAAGGCGGACTTCGCAGGGGCAATCGCTGGCAAGAAGAACTTCGACAACATGGAGGATGCGATCGCCACCCTTCTTGCGTCTTCCAAAATTGCAGCCAACGAGACGGCCGACCGCATCCAGGTGAACCTGGCCACGCTGCGCGAGCTGGCTATCGGGCACCACTCCCTGTTCCCCGACACGGCGCAGCTGGTCCTGAAAGCAAACGATGACCTGACCGCCCTGGTGCGCACGCGGCTGGCCGACCACCAGCGCCAGGAAGAAGCCAAGGCCGACCAGTTGCGCCAGCAGATCCGCCGCGAGGAGGAGGCCCGAGCCCAGCAGCTGGCCCACGCCGCAGAACAGCAGCGCCTGCAGGCCGAGCAGCAGGAGCGCGACCGGCAGGCCGCCCAGCAGCGCCAAGCCGAAGCGGACGAGCGTCAGCGCCAACAAGCCGCCGTCTCCGCCCGCGCAGTGGTGCAGACCGCTACTGCCGCAGCCCAGGCGGCCGCCGCGCCTCCGGCCGAGCCCGAGATCCTGACGCCGAACACCTTCCCCGAGCCGGCGACCGACGAGGTGCCGACCCTGAAGCTCGGAACCATGGCCGAGCGCCTTGGCTTCGCACTCCCCGGCGCATTCCTCATGACGCTCGGCTTCGAGCCCGCCGCCCGTGAGCGTGCCGCCCCGCTCTACCTCGAATCCGACTGGCCGCGCATCACCGCCGCCCTGATCGCCCACATCAACCGCGTGCGCGCCCTGCAGGCCGCCTGAAGGAGATCCACATGCGTAAAACCTTCCCCGTCGCCCAGCCCTTCTCCGAAAGCGAGCCCCTCGCCATCAACCGCCAGGCCGTCGAGTCCAACCAGGTGGCCGAGATCGGCTACGACCCCGAGACGAAGACCCTGGCCGTCACCTTCACCCGCGGTCAGGCTCTCTACCAGTACCCGGACGTCGAGCCGGAGAAGCATGCCGAGTTCATGGCTGCCGAATCGAAAGGCGTCTTCTTCGGCGCGCACATCAAGCATCTGCCGTTCAAGAAGTTCAAGCTGCCGGAGGTGGCCGCGTGAGTTCGCTCAACAAACTCAACGCCGCGAAGATCATCCGGCGCCCCGACACCGGCCCGGTGATCCGCCTGTCGGCCCTGCGCGTGCAGGACGGCTTCAACGAGCGCACCCCCGGCCCAGAACTGGAGGCGCACATCGAGGCGTTGAAACGCCACAAGCTGGCCGGTGGGACATGGCCTCCGATCCTGATTTCGCTGGAAGACAAAGGCGGCCTGGTGCGCGATGGTCACTGCCGCACCGAGGCGACCCGCCGCGCTCTGGCCGAGGACTCGAGCATCGCTGATGCCGATGGCGAGGTGTGGATGCGCTTCGACGTGTTCACCGGCAACGACGCCGAAGCCGTCGCGGCCATCGCGCAAACCAACGCCGGCTTGAAGCTCGCCCCGCTGGAGCTTGGCCGTGTCTACAAGCGGCTGGCGGCCTTCGATTGGCCGGTCTCGCGCATCGCCACGAGCATGCAAAAAAGCGAGGAGCACATCCGCCAGATGCTGCTTCTGGCCAATGCCAACACGGACATTCAACGCATGGTGCAAGCGGGCACGGTGAGCGCGGCAGAGGCGGTGAAGGCAGTTCGCAAGCGCGGCGCCGAGGCTGGGCAGGAACTCGCTGCACGTCTGGAGGCTGCGCAAGCCAAGGGCAACTCCAAACTGGTGGCGCTGAACGACGGGCAGCTGTTCAAGGCTCTGGAGCGCGGCGTCACGGTGACCTCGTTCGATGCCGCAACGGGAGAAATTCGACTGCAGGCCAAAACGTCGAACGGTGTTGGCGCCGGCGACCTTCGCTCGATTGCCAAGTCGTTGGCGGAGGCTGCGTAATGAACAGCTCCGAGAACACTCAGAACAATTTCATAACCTCGACGATCAGCTCGACGACGTCAAAGCCATCGCTCAGCCAGTCGAGCCAGCTCCGTGACTTTTCCTGCGGCGCCGGGTCTGGCCCGTTGGTACCGAAGTGCATTGCCGCTCCTGCGCGTGGTCAGGACTCGAAATATACGGGTTTTCACGTAGCGCCGGGACGCAATGTTGACTGCGCAGCAAACCGCAGCCTGAGGGGCGCAGCAGAGAAGGCTGCCCCTCGGATGGCTAGGATCACCTGTCCGGAAGAGCGCCAGCGGCTGACCACGGCGGCAGAAAGCTGTTCACTTGGAGCCAAGGGAAGGCTTCAAATCCCAACGTGCGCGCACGCGCTCAGCCGCAATGCACAGCGCTCGCCAAACCTGCTGTCGCACCGGCGGTGCAACAACGATCTGCCAATTGCAAGGATCGTCCAAGGTGGGCCAACGCGGGCCCGGCGTGAACTGGATGCTGCTGTCCAGGAACTCAGGCTGCCCCAACTCGTCGCGCACAACGCGCCCGATCTCAGCGGTAATTTCCTGTGCCGACTTTCCCAACCGACTCATCTTTGGCTCCAAACTTATTGTCTTGAGCTGGATACGTCGGGTCGTCTCATGCGGATGCAGGCATCCGACTTGCCGAAGGGGATTTCGCAGGCAACTCAGCCGGACGCGGCGTCAGTACCGCGAGCTGAGCACATCCATGTCGGCAGCCAGGCTCTTCGCCAATTCGTCCAGCCTGTCGCACTCAGCGAATTCGGCATCCCGCGGAGCCGGCTTTTCGCCCCGGGCCGCCTGTGCCAAGCGCGCATTCATCTTTGCCCGCTCTCGTTGAGCTTCGCCTGTGACAAGTTCCCATCGGCCCCGCAGCCGATTCCAGGCGTCGTACACGGGATCTTTTCTGGTCATGGTCGCATTCACCTGCAACGGTGCCACCCAGAACACCTCCGAAGCTCTCGTCGCGTTACAGGCCTACGACCCACCGGCTTGCAGGACCAGACCCACACCGCGCCAGACGGGCGTCGGGCGGCGGAAAGGAGCGCCGCATGAAGCGCGATGCTTTCACCATGCCGCTCGGCTTCGCCGACGAGCTCATCATCGACAACTTCGCCGGTGGCGGCGGCACCAGCACCGGCCTCGAAGCCGCATTCGGCCGCCCCGTGGACATCGCCATCAACCACGATCCCGAGGCGCTGGCGATGCACGCCATCAACCACCCTCGCACGCTGCACCTGCTGGAGAGCGTCTGGGACGTGGACCCGATCAAGGTCACGAAGAATCAGCCGGTGGGCCTGGTCTGGCTTTCGCCCGACTGCAAGCATTTCAGCAAGGCCAAGGGCGGCACGCCGGTGGCGAAGCACATCCGCGGCCTTGCCTGGGTGGGCATGCGCTGGATCGCCCGGTGCAAGCCCCGCGTGATGATGCTGGAGAACGTCGAGGAGTTCACCACCTGGGGCCCGCTGCTGGTCGGCCCGGATGGCCTGGTCCGCCCGGATCCTGCCAAGCGCGGCAAGACCTTCGAGAGCTTCGTCCGTCAGCTGCGCGCCCACGGCTACCAAGTCGAGTGGCGCGAGCTGCGCGCCTGCGACAACGGCGCGCCGACGATCCGCAAGCGCCTGTTCATGGTGGCGCGCCGCGACGGCCTGCCCATCGTCTGGCCCGAGGCTACTCACGGCGAGCCCACCAGCGCGGCGGTGCTGGCCGGCAAGCTGCTGCCCTGGCGCAGCGCCGCCGAGTGCATCGACTTCACCCTGCCGGCGCGCAGCGTGTTCGACCGCAAGAAGGCGCTGGCCGACAACACCCTGCGCCGCGTGGCGAAGGGCCTGTGGCGGCACGTCCTGACCAGCCCGAAGCCCTTCATCGTGGGTGTGGGCGGGCGCATGGGCCAGAGCCCGGCGCGCGGTGTGCACCAGCCGGTCCAGACCATCACCTCGAAGGCCGACTCGGCGCTGGCCTTGCCGGTGTTGGCACCCATGATCCTCGGTGCCGGTGGGCCTGAATACGGCGGCAGGCCGGTCGCAGCTGACCGCCCGTTGGGCGCGATGACGACCGAGAACCATCGCGCCGTCGTGGCACCCACGCTGCACCCGCTGCGCGGCACCGACGAACCGCATCTCAACGGCGATGACGTGGCCGCACCGCTCTCGACGATCTCGGCCGGCGGCACGCATCACGCGCTATCTGGCGCGCACCTGATCACCGTCGGCTATGGCGAGCGGCCAGGCCAGGAGCCGCGGGCCCTCGACATCGGAGCACCGCTAGGCACGGTGGTGGCCGGCGGCGTGAAGCATGCCGTCTGCGAAGGCGCCTTCGTCACCAAGTTCCGCGCCAACAGCGTCGGGCACGACCTGCAGGAGCCGCTCCACACCGTCACCGCGAACAGCTTCGTGAAGCGGCCCGGCGGCAGCGTGCCGCTGGGGCTGGTGGCGGCGCACCTGGTGGACATGGGTCACGGCGAAGGCAAGGACGGCACGAAGCGGTTCAGCCACGGCATCCGCAGCCTTGACGTGCCGCTGAACACCGTGACCGCAAGCGGCGCCACCAGCGCCATCGCGGCCGTCTGCCTGGAGCAGGCCAATGGCGGCTTCTACGACGGCGACGGCCGTGCAGCCGATGCGCCGATGTCCACCATCACCGCAGCCGGCAGCAATCAGCGCCTGATCACCGCCTACTGCGTGAAGTACTACTCCAGCGGCGGGCAGTGGCAGGGTCTGGCCGAGCCGATGCACACGCTGCCGACGAAGGGCCGGATGGGCCTGGTGCAGGTGGTGCAGGTATCGGCCGACTGTCTGGCGCCCGACTTGCGGGCCCGAGCCAAGCAGTGCGCCGAGTTGCTGCACCTGTACCTGCCGGAGCACTTTCCCGAGCCGGCCGACCTGGTGCTGGTGGGCGACTGGGTGCTGGTGGACATCACGTTGCGGATGCTCAAGGCGCCGGAGCTGTTCCTGGCCCAGAGCTTCCCGCCGGGCTACGTGATCCACGAAATCCCGGACCCGACCCTGCTGTTCGCCGGTGGCATGCAGGCGACGGAGCCGCTACTGGCGCCCCGCATTCCGCTCACCGCGACCGCCCAGGTGCGCATGTGCGACAACAGCGTGGCGCCGGCCCAGGCCGAGGCCCTCGCCCGCGCCAACTTCGCCCACGAAGCCCAGATCCACGGGCGCGCTGCCGCATGACTCCCTCCCAAGGAAACAACATGGAAAACATCCCTATGAGCGGCGCCGCTCCAGCACTTCGCCCCGGCTACGAGTATTGGGACAAGCTCTGCAGGCTCCCTGCCTTCAGTTTCATCCTCTTGTGCGGAGGGGTTCGGCGCGTTTCGGACGAGTCCGGCAACTGGATTGAGCGCCCATCGGCCCAGGCTGTCATGGACGATGCCCAGACCGAAATCAACGTGCTGCGCGCCGCCCTCCAGACCTACGCGGAAGGCGCCGCCGGCGCGGTCGCACGGGCCGCCCTGGCGGGTGAAGCATCCGCGTCTGCAGCCGCTCCTGCCGTGGAGTCCGGCAAGGGAGCGCCGAGCGAGCGCCAGGACGCGATTGCCGACTCCAATTACGCGGCAGGCATGCTGCTGGGCTGGAACCTCTGCACGGAAGGCAAACAAGAGCAATTCAACCGCATCCGCAGCCAGCGCATGGCCGGCGCCTGCGCGGTGGTTCGACAGCCCGAGCAGGCTGCACCGGCAGGAGCGGAGCATCCGGATGCCCTCCAGGCCCGCATCTGGGCCGCCGGCTGCGCGGCCTTCGGCATCGAGTGCATGGAAAGCCTGCCCGACCGGCGCGGCCACTTCTTCGAGGAGGCCATCGAGGTGGCGCAGGCGGCCGCCATGTCCGAGCAGGAGGCGCACCAGCGGGTGGCGCACACCTACAGCCGCCCCGTGGGCGAGTTGGCGAAGGAAATCGGCTCGGTTGTTGCCACGTTGGGCGCACTGGCGCAGGCCAAGGGCATCGACATGATCGCCATGGCGGAGGCCGACGTGGCACATATCTGCCAGCCGCATGTCCGCGACAAGATGCGTGCCCGCTACGCAGCCAAACCGAAATTCGACGCAGCTATCGCTTCTCAAGCAACCAAAGGAGCGTGAGCCATGAACGCCAAGACTGAAACCGTCATCTTGCCGAGTTCGCCGCTGGCCGCCGAACGCAAGTCGGTCACCTGCTGGGTTGGCCGCGATGGCAGCCTCTGGAGCGACGATGCTCACGGGGAGCGCATGGCACGCTATTGCGGCAGCACGCACGGCGCCTGCGCCGACTGCGGCGCGACCTGCGACAAGGGCTACGGGGTCTGTGACGCCTGCGGCGCCCGACGCAAGCTGGAACGCTACGCCGCTATGCCACGTAAGGCATGGGACGGCCACCAGATGCTCTACAGCGAGGCGAAGGATCGCTACTTCCAGGACATCCAGGATGCCACGGAAAACCTCGACGAGGGCGAGTCGCTTACCGGCCTGCGCCTGGTGCTCTGCGATCCGAACCTCCCGCGCCAGCTGGACGAAGACTTCTTCTGCGACGAGCTGCCGGAGGACGGCGACTGGCACAGCTTGCCGAGCGACCTTCAGGAAGCCGTCGAGGCCTACAACAAGGTGGCGGCCTCCTGCGCACCCCTGTCGTGGAGCTCTGGCAAGTTCGCGCTTCTGATCGAGGACGCCACCCCCAACAAAAGCCCAATGGATCAGATGGCAGAGAAGGGAGAGAGCCATGTCTGACCGGAAATACATCGAGGCCACAAGCGCGATCAATGGCGACCTCTGCGACTTCTCAAACCGATGGACGCTTGACGGCGACTACCTGCGCTGCAGGTTTTGCAACCGGGCGCAAATCACCAACTACATGGACAGCCCCTTCCCGCACGCCGGTAGCTGCAAGCCCACCCGAGTGCTGGAGCCGCAACCCTGGCGCACCTTCCTGGCCCTGACAACCGAATTGGCCCGACTCGCAGCCCCTCAGGCAGATGGCCTGGGTGGGAAGGGAGGCGGCAATGGCGTGCAGTAAAAAGCGCGCGGCTTGTCTAGCGCCGCATCAGCTCCAGTTATCCGCCTTCTCGCACCCACAGACGCGCAGCAATCCTTTGCTCCACGGTGAAGTCAGCAAGCAGCGCTTGCCATTCGTGCGTCCAAAGGGTGGCAGAGTTGGCTGGGCGGAAATACACCGGACGGGGATCGTCTACCGGGCCGTCCCGCGGCGCTTTGCACGGCTCCAAGTCAATGTCGAAATAAAGCTGCGTACCGCCAATGTGCACCAAATAGTGAGCCGTAACCGACAACGACGCAACTGGTGCTGCCTCTTGGCGAAGACCGGAAATGTCCATGGCTTTATAAGGGCTGTTAACCCGGCGATTGATAACACATGCGGCTGCGATCAGCCGATAACGCGTTTACGCCATAGCGAACTAGTCGGATTGCGATATCCCGATTACGAAAAATGGGATAGCCAATCAGATCCGGTTGAATCAATCTCGAGCCCGCGCCCAAACCTGCGCGGATTTGCGTTGCTCTTCGGAGAATTCGCTGAGCCCGATGTCCCAGTTGGCCAACAGAGGCACCCCGTCGGTGTCACAGCGAACGAAATAGATCGGTCCCGTGCCGAGGGCGCCGCGGCTGCAGCGCTCGCCCTGGGCCGTCAGGTAAACCTGAGCCTCGCCGATGTTGATAAGGTATTCAGCGGGCAT